AACGCCGACGCGAAGATCGTGCAGGGCAGCGCCGAAGCCGTCGAGATCGGCCGCAAGGAAATCGATACGCTGGAAGAGCAGATGCGGCAATCCGGCGCCGAGATGCTCGTCATCCGGCCCGGCAACATCACCGCGACGCAGACCGCCTCCGAGGACGCCGGCAACCTGTGCGCGCTGCAGAGAATCGCGCTGGACCTCGAGGACTCGCTCGACCAGGCGCTGCAGTTCATGGCCGAGTGGATTGGCGAGAAGAGCGGCGGCAACGTCGAGCTGTTCAAGGACTTCGCCGCGGCGAGCATGGACGCCGCCACCGCGGAACTGCTGCTGAAGACGAACCAGGCCGGCAAACTGTCCGACGAAACGCTGCTGGCCGAATACCAGCGCCGCGGCATCGTGTCGACCGACGTCAGTTTCGAGGACGAGGCGACCCGCATCGCCAACCAGGCGCCGAACCTGAACATCATGGCCGGTGATCCCGGCATTGCTGCTCCGGTCGCCGCGTAATGGGGGATTTAGAGCGGGCGCTCGCCGACCTGCTGATCGAGCGCGGCATCGACCTGTTCCGGCTCGAGGCCGGCATCCGCGACAAGATCGTCAAGCTCCTGAACGACATGGCGAAGGAGCTGCGCGCCAAGCTCAGCGAGGACACGCTGTCGGATTTCGGCCGGGCGAGATTGAACTCGATGCTGAAGGACGCTGCGCAGATCATCGCCGACTACTACCTGCAGGCGCGCGATGAGATGACCACGCAACTGACCGGGCTCGCGCAGCACGAGGCGCAGGCGACGGTGAAGCTGTTCGCGCGCGTGATCGACTTCAAGGTCGGCTTCGGCCTGCCGGGGCAGACGGTGCTGGAAACGCTCGTGAAAGACGTGCTGATCCAGGGCGCGCCGTCGCGCGACTGGTGGGCGAGACAGTCGGCGGCGACGACATTCAGCTTTTCCGCCGCGGTGCGCCAGGGCATCCTGCAGGGCGAGACGAACGACCAGATCATCCGCCGCGTCATCGGCAGCAAGGACGGCGCGCCGGGCATCCTCGCGACATCGCGCAAGAACGCCGCCGCGCTGGTGCATTCGAGCGTGCAGACGGTGGCGAATGCGTCGAGGCTGGAGACGTTCAAGAAGAACGGCAATGTGGTCAAGGGTGTGCGCCAATTGAGTACCCTCGATGGCCGCACGACGGATATCTGCTTGGCCTACTCGGACGGCGAGTGGGATCTGGACGGCAAGCCGATCAACAAGACGACACTCCCGTTCGTGAACACCGACGCGCAGGGCATCGACCATGCAGGACCGCCGCGCCACTGGAATTGCCGTTCGACGCTGGTGCCGATCACGAAGACGTGGGCGGAATTGGGCGGCAAGGGCAATGTGCCCGAGTTCAAGCCGAGCCAGCGCGCGTCGATGGATGGCCCGGTCGCCGGTGACACGTCCATGGAAGCGTTCATTGACCGCAAGCCGAAGGGCTTCCTCGACGACCTGCTCGGCCCGGGTCGCGCGCAACTGTACCGCGACGGCAAGATCACGCTACAGCAGCTCGTCGACCAGTCGGGGCGGCCGCTGACGCTGGCGGAACTGAAAGCAAAGTACGACAACTAGCAACACAGATTTCGAGGCCGCAGAGCGGATGCAACGCGGCGCACTGGGACGGATGTCCTAACCAACGGGCCGGATGGCCAGGAAGACCAGCATGAAACTCAAACTCGACGACGCAGGCCATGTAGTTCTGTCCGAAGGTAAGCCTGTCGTGATCCATGACGACGGCAAGGAAATCGCCTTTGATATTGCCGGCACTGTGCAGACCATCAGCCGGCTCAACGCTGAAGCGAAGTCCCATCGCGAGCGCGCAGAAGCCGCAGAGGCCCGCTACAAGCCGTTTGAAGGCATTGAGGACGCAGCCGCAGCACGCAAGGCGCTCGACACCGTCAAGTCGTTGGAACAGAAGAAGCTCATTGATGCCGGCGAAGTCGAACTCGTGAAGGCCGAAATCACCAAGGCGCTGCAGTCGCAGATCGAGCAGGCCACTGGTCGCGCACAGCAACTGGAGCAGCAGCTCTATGCAGAGAAGATCGGCGGCGCATTCGCCCGTTCTCCGCTGATCGTTGGCGACAAGGCGAAGCTGGCCATCCCGGCCGACATGGTGCAAGCCCGCTTCGGCAACTCGTTCAAGATCGAAGATGGCAAGGTCGTTGCCTACGACAATAGCGGCAACAAGATTTTCAGCCGCAGCCGTCCCGGCGAGATCGCGGATTTCGACGAGGCGCTGGACGTGCTGGTCGATATGTACCCGCACAAGGATCACATCCTGCGCAGCTCGGGCGCTACCGGCTCCGGCGCCGGCCCGGCAGCAGGCGGCGCGCCGTCGCGCCAGGCGGGTGATTTCGGCGGCAGCAAGGCGGACCGTGTTGCTGCCATCGCTGCGAAGTTTGATCTGCCGAAAGGCTGATGCACGAATAGCGAAGCTATAATGGACGAAGCCGGATGATGCTTGCGACATCACCCGGCTTCTAACCAATCCGACTAGTAAGGAGTCGTCATGGCTGAGGCTATTCTAGCATCGGGCGGCATCTACGCGATCCGCCATAAGGTCAAGGGCAAGCAGTACATCGGCAGCGCCGTCAATTTCTACAATCGCTTCAAAGAGCACCGCAGCAAGCTCAGGCGCGGCATCCACCATTCGAAGAAGCTGCAGAACGCATGGGTCAAGTACGGGCCGGATGCGTTCGAGTTTGTTGTGCTCGAGGTTGTTCAAGATCGTAATGACTTGATAGCGCGTGAGCAGTATTGGCTCGATTTGCACGACATCGCAAAGACGGGATACAACGCTTCACCGACTGCGGGCAGCATCCTCGGCGCGAAGGCTTCGGCAGAAACGCGCGCGAAGATGAGCACAACGCACAAGGCGCAAGCTGCGGAACGGTTCGAGGCGCGATCTAAGGCAATGACCGGGAGGAAGCTCTCGGAAGAACACAAGGCGAAGATAGGGGCAGCCAACAAGGGCAGGGTTCCGTCAGAGGCCGCCCGGAAGAAAATGTCGTCTGCGGCAAAGGCGACACCGGAACATGTGCGGCGCAAGCGAGCCGAATCGCATACCGGATACCGTCATACAGAAGAATCAAGGCGGAAGATTTCTGAAGGAATGCGCAGAAGGAGAGAAGCGCCTGCTGCGTAGTCAATAAGTTCAACGATGTATTTAAGCCTCCCTTGTGGAGGCTTTTTTATTACCTGCTGCTATCTCGGATGAGGGGCGGCGCAATGAGGTGGATGCCTCAACCCCGCGATTATTCGCATAACCCCCGAGTAAATTTAGCTATAAGGAACTGCTATGTCCCTGTCACAAATGACCGTGTTTAATTCCTACGTGATGCCGGCCACCATCGAGACGCTGTCGCAGATGGTCGACCGCTTCAACGCCGCGTCCGCCGGCGCAATCCGTCTCACCACGCAAGGCTTTGACGGCGACTTCCTGCAAGAGTCGTTCTTCGCCGCGATCCACTCGGCACAGCGCCGCGTGAATCGTTACGCTGCCCAGTCGTCCGCTTCCGCGACCGACCTGAGCCAACTGAAGCACAGCTCGGTGAAAGTCGCCGGCGGTTTCGGCCCGATCCGCTTCGAGCCGAGCCAGCTGACCTGGCTGAACAAGCCGACCGCCGAAGGCATCGAAGTCGCCTCGCGCAACTTCGCCGAGGCGCTGATGGCCGACCAGCTCAACACCGCCATCGCTGCGCTGGTGGCCGCGATCGCCAACCAGGCGTCCGCGACCAATGACGTGTCGGCGTCCGCCGGCATCGATTACGCCGCCATCAACGGCGCGCACGCGCTGTTCGGCGACGCGTCCGGCCAACTGGTCGCGCAGGTGATGACCGGCCAGGTGTTCCACCGCCTGATCGGCCAGAACATCACCAATGCCGGCAAGCTGTTCGATGCCCGCTCGGTGAACGTGGTCGAGATCCTCGGCCGCCCGGTGATCGTCACCGACGCCCCGGCGCTGTATGCCGCCGGCACGCCGAACAAGCAGAAGGTGCTGAGCCTGGCGGATTCGGCCGCGATCGTGTTCGACGGCTCGGACGTGATCTCCAACATCCAGACCGTCAACGGCCAGACCCGCATCGAAACCACGATGCAGGTGGATTACACCTTCGGCCTGTCCCTGAAGGGCTACACCTGGGACGAAGCGAATGGCGGCAAATCCCCGTCCGACGCCGCGCTCGCGACCGGCTCGAACTGGGACAAGGTCGCGACCAACATCAAGCAGACCGCTGGCGTGATCACCATCGGCGACGCCGCGAAGTGATGAACGGGCCGGGCCTGCGGGTCCGGCCTTTTTCATGGAGTAGTGCATGAGCAAATTCACAGGCGTGGCTTACGAGCCGCACCCGGTAATACCCGAGCGCAAGGCGGAACTGCGTGCGCAGGGATTGCAGATCCTCGACATCCGCTTCAAGCCGGCCGATGCCGAGCCGGCCAAGGCAGAGCCCGCGCCAACGCGCGCGCGCAGCAAGGCCGCCGACAAATAACCATCCACCACGGGACCGTACATGACCATCGTAAACCAGGGATCTTCCGCCGTCATCGACGTGGCCATCGGCCAGAAAATCGCCGTCTCCACGCCGGGCGAGGCCTATGTCGACATCATCGCCGGCACGCTCGGCGCCGGCTATTCGTCGAAGCGGCTCGCTGACAACGTGCGCGAACAGGTCTTCGGCCCATATGGCAATGTCACGCGCCTGCAGATCCGCGCCGTCGTCGGCGCGGCGACCTTCGGCGATGCCGTGGAGCCGACGACCGGCACCGGCGGCGCGAGCGAGTTCAAGGAACTGCAGGACGCGCCGAACAGCTACGCCGGCCAGGGCAGCATGGTGGCGCGGGTGAAGGGCGATGAAACCGGACTCGAATTTCTGCCTCCCGTCCGCAAGGCGGTAAAGTTTGCCGATCGGTTCTTCTCCACCCCTTCATCGAGCACCGTCGATGTGTCTGCCTACCCTTATAACGGGGAGGCGATTGTTGGCGATGATGTCCTCATCCTGAACCCGGACACCCCCGCTGACTCCGGAATCTGGACAATCAGTGCCATCAACGGGAATGATGCCACGCTGACCCGGCGCAACGATTCGCTGGAAGGCGCATTTTTTACCGTTGGCGAAACGATCAACGAGTGCAAGACCAACACCCCGTATGTCTGCACTTATATCTGGCCGGTGGTCGGCGAAGACTGGCTGGACTCGGTGCCGGCAGGCCATTTGGATGGCGCCACGGCTATCGCGTTCGACTTGTTTTTCCAACCCGCCGCGGTGGCAAATGCGTTGGCGGAGAGCGCCGGGGCGTTCTCTGCTTCTTTTGAGCAGTTCGCCATTTCTGGTGGTTTTGCGGCCAAGGTGCGCTCCCTTTTCAGCACGGATGAGACGATTCACCCGGAGGATGGCTTTCTCTTGGTCGATTCTTCCGGCGGCAACCTGACCTTATTCTGCGCTCCGGCTGCCGATTTCAGGGTCGTGAAAGCCGGCATTCCTGCGGCCTTCGCGCCGACGATCAAGCGCATCGATGCGTCGGGACACACGTTGACGATCCAGCCACAGGGATCGGACACGATCAACGGCGCAAGTTCCGTGACGCTGGCAGCGGGACAAAGCGTTCGCTTGATTTCTGACGGCGTGTCGCAATTCTGGACGATCTAAGCCATGCTGACCGTGGAAACTGGCGCGGGGCTCGCCAATGCCGAAAGCTATTGCACGGTCGCCTTCGCCGACCAGTACCACGCCGACCGCGCCAACGACGCCTGGGCCGCGCTGACGACCGCGCAGAAGGAGGCGTACCTGCGCCGCGCGACCGAATACATGCTGGCGGTATTCCGCACACGCTGGAAGGGCGAGCGCGCGAGTGCCACGCAGGCGCTGGATTGGCCGCGGCTGGACGTCGTGGTCGACAACTTCGCGGTCGCGGCCGATTACGTGCCGATCGAAGTGCAGAAGGCGTGCGCGCTGCTTGCGCTGAAGGCGAAGGATGGCGAACTCGACCCGGATGTGCGCGACGCGGCGATCAAGAGCGTGACCGTCGGCCCGCTGTCGAAGGAATATTTCGAGCAGCAGGTGCCGGCACGCCTGCACCGTTCCGTCAGCGACCTGCTGCGTCCGTTCCTAAACGGCGGCGAGAACATGGTCCGCCTAGTGAGGGCGTGATGGATTACGCCTCGCTCGCGCTGACGGCCGACGATCTGATCGGCGAATTCGGCTCGACCGGCACGCTCACGCGCGTGACGCCGGGCGACTACGACCCCGACACCGCGACCGCGACGCCGGCATCGACGACTACGCAAAGCATCAAGGCGGTCGTCATCGACTACGAGCACAAGTATGTCGACGGCACGCTGATCAAGACCGGCGACAAGCAGTGCTTCGTCAGCGCGAAGGACATCACCGCGCCGGCACAGGGCGACCGGCTGACGTGGTTCGGCATCGATTACCAGCTCGTCAGCGTGACGCCCCTGGCGCCGGCCGGTACGGTCCTTTTCTACGAACTGCAAGCGAGGCAATGATGGAAGACGCGGACCTGCATCTCGAAATCTCCGTGGCATGGTGGGTCAAGCCGTATATCTACCTGGTCGCGTTTTTCTGCATGCTGGCCAACCGCGAGCCGGACGAGGCCAAGCTCGAGCGCATGATCCTGCGCGGCATCAAGATGAAGGTCGTTGCCGAATGAGCGGCTGGACGATCCCGCTCGACAAGCTCGCCGAGAAGGTGCAGTTGGATCTCGAGACGGTCGCGCGCAAGTCGACGATGGACGTGTTCACGGCGGTTGCGCTGCGGTCACCTGTGGACACGGGGCGATTTCGCGCGAACTGGAACGTGTCGTATGGCGCGCCGGATTTGAGCGTGACCGACAGCACCGACAGCGCGCGCGCGGTGACCGAGGCGCGGAAGGCGCTGACGCTGCCGGTGGGCGGCGTGGTCTACATGTGCAACAGCCTGCCCTATGCGCCGGTCATCGAGTACGGCCTGTATCCGAATCCGCCGAAGAACCCGACCGGCAAAACTGTCGGCGGCTATTCGCGCCAGGCGCCGCAGGGCGTCGTGCGCGTGACCGCCGTCGAATATAACGACTACGTGCAGAAGGCCATCCACTCATGATCCGCGTATCGACCGACCCGAACGACCCGCACTATGACGAGCGGCCGCGCCGCGTCTGGTGCAACGACCGCGAGGTCGAAGGCTGGACCGTCGCCGACGAGTTCCGCCGCTGCGTGATCACGCCCGACGGCGTCATCTACGGCGCGGTGCTGGTCGAGCGCCTGCCTGAGCCGGTGGGCGAAGACGCGGACCTTCTTGAGGTAGTACAAAGCCGGCACGATCAGATTGATAGCGCAGTCGATGTGGATGTCGATGACCTGTGCTCCGACAGCCAAGCCCAGCGCAATTCGCGCAAGCCCAAGCGCAAGCCGTGGAGGTAAGCCATGTCTGACGCCCTTTTGCGCGCGGCCTTCGAGTCGCGCATCAAAGCCTGGGCCGCCGCGCAGACGCCGCCGCTGCCGATCGCTTACCAGAATGTCCCGTTCGACCCGCCACCGGGCCGCTATGCCGCGTGCTACCTGCTGCCGTCCGCGACGCAGTCCGATACGCTCAATGGCGAGCACCGCAGGCGCATCGGCGTGTTCCAGGTATCGCTGTGCATGCCGATTGGCGCCGGCTCCGGTGAAGCCACGCAGCTGGCCGCATCGCTCGATGCCATGATCGCGCCGCCGTACATCGAGCATGGCGCCCTGCGCGTGTTCATCCTGGCACCGATGAGCCAGGCCCCGGCGATCCAGTCGACCGACCGCTATATCGTGCCGATCTCGTGCACGTATCGCTGCGACACGGTTTAATTCCCCATATCAACGGGCTAGAATGACGGCGGGGCATTGCGCCCACCCGTTCCGTCTTCCTGCCCGATCCCGAATCCCATAAAAGCCCGCCATTGCGCGGGCTTTTGCTTTTCCGGCCGCACTCCGCAAGGGGCGTGGCCTTTTTTCATGCCCTTTCGGGCTCTCACTCTTGCCCGATAGGGCAGAAAGGCACACATCATGGCAGTTTCGCTCCCCAACGGCGCGACGATCTCGCTCGCGACCGGCTACGGTACTTCCTCGGCCATCACCGCCGTCTCCAACGCTAACCCGGCGGTCGCCACCATCGGCGCCGGCGCCTCGATCGCCACCGGCGACATCGTGGTCGTCAAGTCCGGCTGGTCGCGCCTGAATGACCGCGTCATCCGTGCTGCGGCTGGCGGCTCCGCCGTCACGCTCGAAGGCATCGACACCACCAACGTGTCGTCCTACCCGGTCGGCACCGGCGTCGGCTCGCTGGTCGAAGTCACCGGCTGGCAGCAGATCACCCAGATCCTGCAAACGTCGTCGAGCGGCGGTGAACAGCAGTTCGTCACCTACTCGTTCCTCGAGGACGATGCCGAGCACCAGATCCCGACGGTGAAGTCGCCGATGGTCTACAAGTTCACCGTGGCCGACGACGCGACCCTGCCGCACTACGCCGTGCTGGACCGCGCCGACATCGCGCGCACCCCGCAGGCCGTGCGCCTGCTGCTGCCGACCGGCTCGGTCGTGTACTGGAATGCCTACGTGACCCTGTCGCGCACCCCGACCCTGACCAAGAATGAAGTGATGGGTCTCGAGGTCACGATGAGCCTGGTGTCCGAAGTCTCGCGCTACGCCGCTTAACGCGTAACCCCGGGCGGCTGGCGATCCCGGCCGCCCGTTTCCATAACTACCGCCGGAGGAACCCAACATGCTGAAGCTGAAACCGAATCCCACCTTCATGGCCAAGGTCGACATCCCGGCGCCGGGCGGCAACGTGTCGATCAAGGTCGAGTTCCGCCACATGACGCGCGACGAGTACAAGGCGTTCATCGAGGCCGAGGGCAAGTCCAAGCGCACCGACGAGGAAGCGCTGATGGACATCATGCGCGGCTGGGCCAATGTCGATGCCGAGTTCAACAAGGACAACGTCGCCGAGCTGTGCCAGCAGTATCACGCCGCGCCGCGCGCGATCGTCGAGGCTTTTATCCGCGAACTGACTCAGTTCAAACTGGGAAACTGAGGGCGGCGGCAGCCGCGCTGTACCGCAAAAAGCCCGACCCGAAGGAACTGGCCATGTTCGGGCTCACGCCCGAGGATTACGCCAACGACTGGACCGTCGAGCTGTGGCCGGACAACCTGATTCCGGCGAACGTGTTCATCTCGATGGGCACCCAATGGCGCGTCGGGCCAGGAGGCGTCTACGGCCTCGATTACAACGCGCTGCCGGTGGTGATGGACCTGCTGGCCGTGCCGGCCACCGAGCGTGCCGACGTGTTCGACGCGATTCGCACGATGGAAGACGCAGCACTCGAGGAGATGCGGAAGGAATAGCGCGCCGTTGTATGATCCCTTTGCCAACAACAACAAGGGGATCGGGATGGGCAAGACAATGGTTTACCTGCTGCTTTGCGTCGCCTTGAGCGGCTGTGACAGCGACGCGGCGACGACGCAGCAATCGGACAATCCCGGCGGGCTGGCTGCCGAGGATGAGGTTGTCATGATCCCGGACTCCTTCGGGTGCGAATACTTCAACCAGTTCACCGAGGCGCTCGAGCACAAGACGCGCAAGGAATATTCCGCCTGGGCCGGCATCGTCGTGAAAAAGCCGTGGTGTTTCACGGCCAGCGATCTCGCGCCGAACCAGAAGTGGACAGTGCTGCAGATTCGCGGGCCGGTCATGCAGATCGGCCAGGCCAGCGTGCAGCAACGCGAAACCGACAAGGAACGATACGGACACCATTACTGGACGGCGACCGCCTGGGGGAAAAGAGTCGCAAAGCAGTAGATCGCCGATCCCGCCTCGCTGAGGCGGTTTTCATTTCCGGGCTCGCTCAAGCGGGCCTTTTTCATTTCCAGGACGCGATGGACAAGACGACGCTCACCCTTGCCGTAGACAGCACGCAGGTCAATACTGCGGCCGCTGCGCTATCGAAGATGGCGGGCGAAGGCTACAAGGCTGAAACCGTTGCCGTGCGCCTGGCCTCCGCCGCCACGCAGCAGGGCCGGGCCTTGTCCACCGCCTTCGGCAAGGGTGCGCTCGATGCCGCTGCCGCCGTCAAGGGGCTGACCGGCGCGACCAGTTCACTGGCTGCCGGCCAGGACTTCAGCAAGACGGCCACATCGCTGACTGCCGCGGCCGAACAGGCGAAATCCGCGACGGCAGCGGTGCGGGCATTCGGCGCCGCGATTGCGGCCGCATCCACGGCCACGCCGGCCGCCACGCCAAAAGCGCCGACGCAGACGAAGCTCGAAAACGCCGTGCGGCAACCTGTCGCCGTCGTCGACCGCAGCGCCGGCGTCACCGTCAACACGCAGCCGGTCACGGACGCGACCAATGCGCTCGGCAAGATGGCCGCGCAGGCGGCGAAAACGCAGAGCGCAACCGAGGCGCTGACCGAGGCAGCGAAGGCGCAGGGCGCGGCACTCGATTCCAGCGTTGCCGGCAGCGCCGAGAAGGCGACCGCCGCACTCGGCGACTTGGGCAAGGCATCCACGTCCGCGAACTATGCGGTGCCGGGCTCAGGCGTGGTCGCGAGCGTCAGCGCCGCCGTCACGAAGCAGGCACAGGCGGCAAGCGGCCAGGAGACGAACGGCACCGCGCAACTGGCTGCGCAGGCGACCGCAGTCGGCGCTGCCGCAAGCAAGTCCGTCAAGGGCGTCGATGACCTCGGCAAGAGCGCCAAGGCGATGGCGCAAGCGCACCAGATCGCCGCCATCCAGGTCAAGGATTTCGTCGAGCAGGTCATTTCCGGCGGCTCGCCGGTACGCGCGTTTGCGCAGCAGGGTCTGGCCGTGGTGTCGACCTACGGCGGCTTCAAGGCGGCGCTGAGCGGCATCGCGAGCCTGCTCAGCCCCTTCCGCATTGGCGTCGGCGCTGTCGTGGCGGCGCTCGGCACGTTCGGCTATGCGCAATACCAGGCCAGCCAGCAGTCCAAGGCATTCAAGGACGCGCTCGTCCTGACCGGCAACTTCGCCGGCATTACCGAGCAGCAGTTCGACGACATGGCGAAGCACATCTCGGATGCGACGCATTCGAGCATGTCGTCGGTGCGGGAAATGATCACCGCGCTGGCCAATACCGGGCAGATCAAGCTGCCGGAGCTGGCCGATGCCGCCGAAGCGGCGCAGCGCTATGCCAAGGCAACCGGCAAGACGCCGCAGGATGTCGCCGGCGAACTTGCACAGGCAAGACGGAACCCGCTCGGGTATGTCGACGAGGCCAACAAGAACGGCAGCAACCTCTTCAGTGCAGCCGACCGGCAGATGATCAAGGATCTGCAGGAGGCCGGCAAGCTCCCCGAAGCCTTCGACGTCGTCGTCAAGAAGTGGTCCACCAGCCTGAAAGGCCTGGAGAACAATGTCGGCACGTTCGGCAAGGCGCTCGACGAGGTCAAGACCCGGGCGTCGCAGTTCATCGATTTCCTTGGCCGGCTCAAGATTCCCGATTCCATCCTCGCGGGTGGCGCGGGCTTCACCGGCGATGCGCCGATCATGCCGGCCGCGACGGCGTCGATGGCGGCCTCCGAGGTCGAGGCGCAACGCCAGGCAGCGGAAGAAAAGGCGAAGCAGGACCGCGCCCGCGCGGAAGCCGAATCGAAGGCTGCCGAGATCCGGCAAAAGGGCACCGCCGCCGCCGAGCGCCTCGATGCGCTGAACGAGCGCGCCAACCCGGCCGAGACGGCAAAGCGGGTCAAATCGCAGACCGAGCGCGACATCGCCGATGCGGCGGCCAGCGGCAAGGCCTACACGCCGCAGCAGATCGCGCGCATGCGCCTGCAGAATACGCTGGACACGACCGACCCGAGGATCCTGCAGAACGCCAGCGTCAACTACTCGACGCGCGTGCAGCAGTTCCAGGACGCGCTGCAGAAAGAGCAGCAGGCGCTGTCGTTCTTCAACCAGTACCAGTCGAACCAGTATCAGGCCGGCGCGGTGTCGCTGGACAAGTTCTACGACGACAAGGTCGAGAACATCAAGAAGGGCACTTCTGCCGAGATTGCCGAGCTCGAGAAGGAAAAGGCCGCTACGCAGCAGTTGCTCAGGTCGGTGGTCGACCCGACGCAGCGCGCCGAACTGCAGGGCCGCATCAAGCGGTACGACACGCAAATCGGCATGGCCGCCGACCGCGGCAACTACGACGAGGCGCTCGCGCGCCAGGAGCGCGAAGCCGCGCAGCGCGGGCAAGCCGACCAGGTCGACAACTTCCGCGCGAACGTTGCGCAGTCTTCCGGCAATGAGCTCGGCGCCGCACTGATCCGCGCGCAGACGTCCGAGCGGCAGAACCGCATCTTCGCCGGGCAGACCGGCGGCCAGGTCACCGAGGCGGATGTGAAACGCCTGACCGACCTGACCGTGATCCAGGCGAAATACCAGGACATCCAGACCCGCTCCGGCTTTGTCGCGCAATCCACGGCACGCGCCGAGGAAGCGGCGAACCTGGTGGCCGAGCAGTCCGGCAAATCGCTGCTGGAAACCGAAAACGACATCTACGCGGTGCGCAGCAAGGCCGTCGAGCAGCTCGCCAAGCTGAACGCGGAGATGCAGGCGCTGGCCGCCGTGTCGAGCGACCCGAAGATCAAGCAGGCGGCGGCGGACCTCGCGCTGCAGCTCGCCAATGCCGTGGCCAAGATGGACCCGGCACTGCAGCGGCTGCGCGACGCGCAGAAGGAACTCGCTTCCGGCATCACGGGCACGATCAACTCGGCGATTACGAACCTGCCGCAGGATTACAGCGCGCGCCGCCAGCAGAATGCGCAGGACGTGAAGGACCAGAAAGACCTGTACGACCGCCGCATCGAGATCCAGGAAGGGTATCTCGCGAAAGCCGCGACGCTGGAGGACAAGGCGCGCATCCGCAAGAAGATTGCCGACCTGCAGGCGCAGAAGGATAGCGTCTCGGGCGAGTCGAAGGGCAAGACGCTGTTCGAATCGCTGAAGACCTCGGTGCTGCAGCCGATCGGCGGCCAGATCGCCGGCACGTTCACGAAACTGCTGGTGACCGACCCGCTGCAGAAGCAGCTGGAAGCGCAATTTAAATCGCTGTCCGAGGGAGACGGCCTGTTCGCCGGTCTGTTCAGGGGCGCGATGGGCATCAAGGATCCGAAGACGGGCGCGTTGGATGCGCAGACGCTTGCGGTGCAGGCATCGACGACGGCACTCGACACGCTCGCCAATGCGGCCAACAGCGCGGCGAACGCCGTGCGCCCAGGCAGCGCCGGCGAGCAGGGCGCGGCGTCGCCGGCCACGCCGACGTCCACGCCGCTCGGCCAGGCGGTCGGTGGTGACCAGCAACCGGCCTCCACGGACCCGGAAGCCGCGCAGGCGATCGCCGATGCGCGCCGGGCGGTCGACGGCATGGGCAAGTCCACGGATGCGGCCAGCAGCGCCGTCACCGCGCTGGCAACCGCTGCCGGCAAGGGCGGCGGCGCGCTGTCGCTGTTCCCGAGCCTGCTGAACATGATCGGCTCGGCGGTGTCGTCCTTTGTCGTCAGCCTGACCGCATCCAGTGCAGCGTCCGGCGCCGGGTCAAGCGCAGGTTTCTGGGCCAGCCTGTTCGGCGCATCGTCGTCCAGCGGCGCGGCGGCATCCGGTGGCTCGTTCGGCTCGTCGACCACGCCTTCATCCTACATTTTCCATGACGGCGGCGTGGTTGGCGGCTCCGGCGTCGTGCGCCAGGCGCCAGCCGGCATCTTCGCCGGCGCGGTGCGCTACCACACCGGCGGCATCGTCGGACAAAAGCCGGACGGCTCGCCGGTCTATGCGTCCGACGTGCTGAAAACCGGCGAGGTGCCGGCCATCCTGATGAAGAACGAGGAAGTGCTGCGCGCCGACGATCCGCGCCACCGCGACAACCTCGGCGAGTCAGCGTTCAGGGCAATCATGGCCGGCGCCAAGCCGTTCCAGGACGGCCCGAACAACCTCGCCGCCACTGGCCGCGGCGCGCTGCATGCGGCCACCTCCGTGCTGCAGACCGTTGCCGGCGTCATGGGCGCCGATTTCTCGTCGGCCGGCATCATGGGCAGCCTGTTCGACCGCCTCGGCGTGGGCGCGGGCGGCAAGGAGGCCGCGATCGCGCCGGCAGCGCCGGCCATGGCTGCGGAAGCGTCCAGCGCGCCGGACGGGCAACACACCGCCGTGGCCAGCGCGATGAAAATCGCCGGCGCGCGCGAGATGGGCGGCCCGGTGTCGCCCGGACAGCTCTATCGCGTCAACGAGAAGGGGCCGGAGCTGCTGAATGTCGCCGGCAAGCAGTACCTGATGATGGGTGCGCAGGGCGGCTCCGTCACGCCGAACAACCAGCTCGGCGGCGGCGAACAGCGCCCGATCCAGCAGACCGTGAACTTCTACAACAACGGCCCGATCGACCGGCGCACGCAGGCGCAACTGGCCTCGGCCGCCTACAGCGGCGCGGCGCGCCATTCAGCAAGGAACAACTGATGCCGATCACCGTCCTCTCCGACCTGATCCTGCCGAACACCGTGATCAGCTCGGGCATCCGCGGCAAGATCATCCGCAAGAACGACCGCGTGCAGACCGACAACGGCTTCGAGTCGATCAACATCATCTGGGCGGCCGGCATCCGGCAATACGAGTTCGGCACGGTGCCGATGCTGATCGACCAGTGGCAGATCATCGAGTCGTTCCACGAGATCACCTGCGGCGGCGCCTACGGCTTCCTCATGTTCGATCCCAAGGACCATGTCGTCACGCAGGAAAGGAGCGGCGTCAAGGCGGTCACGGTGGGAACCGAGACCTATTACCAGATCCAGCGCAGGTACATCGACAAGGTGTCCGGCCGCTACCGCGACCGTCCGATTTCCCGGCCGCTGATTGGCGAATTCACGCTGTATCAGAACGGCATCGTGCTCGGCGGCGCCGAGATGGTGGACCCGGAAACCGGGCGCCTGACGATCGTGCCCTCCAGCGTCGATAACCTGACGTGGTCCGGCCGCTTCTACACGCCCGTGCACTTCCTCGACGATTCCATCGACTGGGATCTGGTTTCCCCGGGCGGCTATGACCAGCGCTTCCTGGCCGGCCCGTCGGTCGTGCTGCAGGAGGTGAAAGAGTGAAGACCTGGTCGCCGGAACTGAAGGCAAGCTACGCGCAGGGCACCACCACGCTCGCGACCTGCGTGAAGATCACGCGCCGCGACGGCGTGGTGTTCGGCTCGACCTCGCTCGATCACGACCTGGTCATCGATGGCGTCACGTACCTGGCGGCTGCCGGCCATATCGGCTCCGAGGTGGAGAGCTCCTCCGAGCTGAACCCGGACAACCTCGAAATCACCGGGTTTTTGCACAGCCCGGCGCTCACCGACGAGGACATCCATGCCGGCGTCTGGGACTATGCCGCGGTGCTCTTGTTCGAAGTCGACTATGAAGACACGACCAGGGGCGTCAACGTGCTGCGCGCCGGCACGCTGGGCGAAGTGAAGGCGGGCCGCTCGAAATTCACCGTCGAATTCCGCGGCCTGATGCAGGCCTTCACGAAGACCATCATCCGCCTGACGACGAAGGATTGCACGGCCGACCTGGGTGATGCGCGCTGCAAGATCGTGCTGACGACCTACACCGTCGACGGCTATGTCGCCACGGTCACAGACAACCGCGTCATCACCGATGCGGCCCGCTCCGAGCCCGACGACTGGTTCACCGCCGGCAAGCTGACCTTCACCTCGGGATTGAACCGTGGCCTGTCGATGGAAGTGAAGCAGTCGACAGCGGGCATGCTCGCGCTGCACGAGCGCATGCCCTACGAAATCAAGCCCGGCGACGCGTATTCGGTCCATGCCGGCTGCACGAAGCGCGCGTTCGAGGATTGCCGCGACAAGTTCCACAACTACGTGAATTTCCGCGGCTTCCCGGACGTGCCGGGCGCCAGCATCTATCAGCGTGGCGGCGAAACGATAGGAACGACCTCCGCATGAAACCAGAACAGATCGTCGCGATCGCCCGGGAAATGCTCGGCGCGCGCTGGCAGCACCAGGCGAGGGTCGGCGGCGTGGCCATGGACTGCGCCGGCCTGCCGATCCTCATCGGGCAGAGACTCGGCATGTCGGTCGACGCGCTCGCCAATTACGGCCGTCTGCCGCAGCCAGTTGAGATGCGCGCCGAGCTCGAGCGGCACCTGGTGCGCGTGTCGCGCGAAGCGATGCAGGCCGGCGATGTCGCCTGGCTGCGGTTCGACGCCGAGCCGCAGCACTTCGGCATCCTCGGCGACTACGTGCACGGCGGACTGTCGCTGATCCACGCGTTCAACGGCGCCGGCGTCAACCGGGTCGTCGAGCACCGCCTGGACGACGAATGGCGGGGCCGCATCGTCGCCGTGTGGCGCTTCCCGGGAGTCGAGGCATGAGCTGGCAGGCATTTGGACAGGTCGTTGGCGCGATCGCTGGCTTCTATCTCGGCCCGGCAGGTTATGGCGCAGTTGCAGCAGCGTTTGGCAGCGCGATCGGCGGCGCGGTCGGTTCGTCGTTTGACAGCCTGCCGACACAATACGGCCCGCGGCTCGATGACCTCACGCCCCAGTCGTCGGACTACGGCCGCCCGATCCCGATCGTGTACGGCACCGTCGGCATCCAGGGCAACGTGATCTGGTCCTCGGATTACGTCGAGGAAAAGACCGAGACCGACGTCGGCGGCAAGGGCGGACCGTCGCAGACCGCGGTCAGCTATTCCTACTATGGAAACTTCGCGATCGCGTTCGCCGAAGGCGAGTGTTCGATCGGCCGCATGTGGGCCGGCCCGGAAAAGCGCCTGATCTATGACGGCGTGCTGCTCGAAGGCGGCGGCACGGTGCGGTTCTATTCCGGCAGCGAGGACCAGCTGCCTGACCCGCTGATCGAGTCGTACCTCGGCGCCGGCAATGTGCCGGCGTACCGCGGCACGTGCTATGTCGTGTTCGAGAAATTCCCGCTGGTCAAGGACGGCAATGTGATCCCGTTCATCACCGCCGAGGTCGGCGCGAAGGCCGGTGCGCGCGGCCTCGATCCGGTGCCGCTGGGAGAGGTGCCGCCGACGAACCCGTTTGGCACCGTCGTGGCGTCGGTCGACCCGACGACGGGTCTGATCTGGACGATGCAAAGCACCTACGGCAACAGCCAGATGACTTATCAGGTGACCGTGACCAGCGACAAGGACCAGTCGCAGGTGTCCAGCACCGCGGTCGCCCCGTCCGCCTACAACCTGTCGCCGATCCGATACAAGTGCGGCATCGAGGGCGCGCCGCTGAACACCGTGGCCATGACCTGCATCTTCCCGGTCGAGGGCGGGATGATGTGCCTCGGCGAAAGCGGCGGCTCGAACCGGGATGTCTGGGTGCTGTTCGGGCCGGGGCTGCCGCATCCGATGGTCAGTTACACCTGGGACTACGAGATTTGCCCGATGGGCGGCCTCGACACCCCGGTCGACAAGGACCATGGCACGTCGACGCCGATGCTCGGCTTCCAGGATCCGGTTTCCCTGCGGCTGGTCGTGCTGCGCCAGAACGGCTATGTCGACCTGGTGGACATGTACAACGGCGAGCGCCCGTTCAAGAGCGATACCTACAACGGCGTTCCCGGCGTGTATCTGATCGGCGGGGCAAGCCTGGGCCCGCTGTATTTCGACAAGGTGCTGGTCACGCAGAAATACTTCTGCACGTTCTTGCACGGCAATGCCACGCTGATGATCGTGCGCGCGCTCGGCACGCACGAGTTCATCTTCCAGACCGACACGAACATGACCGTGGGCGTGGACGGCGACGCCGTCTACGACAAGGACCGGGACCGGGTCTTCATCGCCTATGGCGTCGGCACGCCGGTCCTCCACTACAAGGTCATCGACCTCAAGACGCTCGAAGTCACCGACGGCACCTTCGGCCCGGGCACCTCGGATGTTGCCGGCCGCGACCCGTCCTACAACGTGCGCGCGGTCACCTATTACCAGGGCAAGTACATCGTCGGCGCCAACGGCGGGCTCGGCAGCGACGTCTACACGACGCTGTACATGGTCGACGCGAACACGCTGACGCTGCAGGGCACGTTCACCTACGAGCCGACGACAGCGGGCCAATTGAAATACCCGCTGCTGACGCCGTCGGATGGCAAGTCGCCGTGGGTCTACAGCTTCGACAGCAGCGGGGTCAAGCGCCTGTCCCTCGGCGGCGCGTTCCAGGCGCAGCCGGTCGGCCTGGGCGAGATCGTCGCGGACCTGTCCGCGCGCGCGGGACTGACTGCGGACCAGATCGACGTCAGCGCGCTGACCGACATGGTCGACGGCTACGCGATCGCGAAGCAGACGTCGGTGCGCAGCGCGATCGACGCGCTGCGGCCCACCTACTACTTTGACGCGGTCGAATCAGAAGGCGTCGTCAAGTTCGTCAAGCGCGGCGGCGAAAGCGTCGCCGACATTGATCTTGGCGAGCTCGACGCGCACCAGTCCGACGGCGAGCCTGGCGACCCGCTGCCGATCACGCGCCAGATGGAAGTCGAATTGCCGCGCACGGTAAACGTGAATTACCTGTCCGAGGCGCTCGATTACTCCGGCATGACGAAGATCGCGCGGCGCCTGATCGGCTCCAGCGACCAGCAGACGACGCTGGACTTCGCGCTGGTGATGAGCGACACGAAGGCGCAGGAAGTCGCCGAGGTGAACGTGCACCTGCCGTGGGTGCAGCGCCTGAAATACGGCCCCTTCAAGCTGCCGCGCCGGTACGGCTACCTCGAGCCGACCGACCCGATCACGATTGATGGCTACGGCATGCTGCTGACCAAGGTCACGGCATCGCCGACCGGCGTGCTGACGTGCGAGGCGGTCGCCGAGGACGCGAGCCACTACACGCCGCACGTCGTCGTCACCGAGACGCCGCCGACGGACAAGGTGGTCTATGCGCCCGGCGAAACGACCCTGGAGCTGATGTAATGAATATCAACATGCTGCGCGATGCCGACAACGATGCCGGCTTCTACGCCGCGGCTTCCAGCGCCGATGCCCGCTGGCCGGGCGCCGTGCTGTACCGCTCGGTCGACAATGGCGTCAGTTACCAGCAGGTCGCGACCTTCACCGCAGCGGCGACCATGGGCCGCACGCTCAATGCGCTGGGTGCGTTTTCCGGCGGGTTCCTCCCCGACGAGATCAACACCATCAAGGTATCACTCACGCGCGGCACGCTGTCATCCGTCGCCTATGCGTCGTTCCTGGCCGGCGTGCAGGCGGCGCTGGTCGGCGACGAGATCGTGTACTTCCGCAATGCGGTGCTGAACGCGGACGGCACCTATACCGTGTCGGGATTCCTGCGCGGGCTGCGCGGCAGCGAGTTCGCAATGGGGCAGCATGTCTCCGGCGAGCGCTTCGTCCTGCTCGACCCGGCCACGATCAAGCGCATCCCCGGCGAGACGGCGGACCTGCACGTGCCGCGCCTGTACAAGGCCGTCACCGTCGGCAGCACGCTGGCGAAGGCGACCGCGCAGAGTTTTACCAACGACGGCGCGGGATTGCGCCCGTATGCGCCGGTGCAGCTGGGCGGCGGCTTTGCCGCGAACGGCGACGCGCTGCTGTCGTGGACGCGGCGCAGCCGGATCTCCGGCGAATGGAGAAACGGCGTCGACGTACCGCTCGGCGAGGACAGCGAAGCCTATGAAGTGGAAATCTGGGATGCCGGCTTTGCCAGCAAAAAGCGCACGATCAGCGGCCTGTCGGCACCGTCGGCCGTCTACAGCGCGGCTGATCAGGCCATCGACTTTGGCAGCGCGCAATCGGTCATCCATTTCCGCGTCTACCAGCTGAGCGCGGTCATCGGGCGCGGCTACGGCGCGCAGGGCACGGTGCCGGCCACAGTCACCACGCCGCTCGCCGCCGATGATTCTGCAGCGCCGGTGGGCGATCCAGCGCCGACGCCGGACCCGACGCCGGTTCCGGTGCCGGACACGCGCGATCCGATGCTGCAGCCGTTCGCGTCGAGCTCGATCTGGAACATGCCGATCGGCAGCGGCGCGGTCTACGTGCCGGCCAACCTGAACCCGAACCCGGCGCCGGGCCAGTGGACCTCGATGCCGGGCTCGGACGACGAGCACATCATCCTGGCGGCAACCGCGCCGGTCACGAACATCAACCACAGCTCCGGCGGCTGGGGCGGCAACCGCTGCGTCTACGACACCACGATTCTCACCACCGCGCCGATACCGTCCAGCTATGTCATGCCTAACAGCAATGACAACGATGGCGCGGCGATCCTGCTGGCCGACGGGCGCACGATCCGCCAGATGCAGCCCTTTGCGCGGTGCACGGCCGGCGGCCCGGCCACCGCGATGTTCCTGCAGGCCGACGTCGACCTGTACGGGCCGGGCATCACGGGCGCGCACGGCGGCTCGGGCCTGTCCTCGATCGGCGGCTGCCTGCGCCTCGGTGAACTGCGCCCGGGTGTCGCGCCGAAGCATGCGCTGAAGGTGAACGTGTACGCGAAGCAGGCGCTGTACAAGGCGACATCAGCCGCGCAGGCCTATCGCTGGCCGGCGACGACCGGAGACGGTTACGCGGTCGGCTGGTATGGCATCGACGGCAACAACAGCAACACCGCGATGAAGATGGGCGCGCTGCTGGCGATTCCGGCCACCACCGACATCGATACGCTCGGCTTCGAGACGGCGCCGGCGCTGCTGCTGGCCTGGACGCTGCAGAACTATGGCGCGTACATCGTCGACGACACCTATGCGCCGGGGTTTGCCTTCTCGGTCGAGGAGGGCCCGAGCGGCAAGTTCACGCAGCAGTTCCAGGGCGACTGGGGCTTCGCGTTCGACGGCAACCTCTTGAGCCCGAACGCGTGGAGCCGCGACATGCAACGCATCATGAGCGCGCTGTACGTGGTGGACAACAACAGCGCGTCGTCCATCGGCGGCGGTGGCACGCCGCGCCAGCCGCTGGCCCCGGCCATCTAGCCGGCACCGTCAATTGCAACGAGAGCCGCCTTCGGGCGGTTTTTTTATGGGACATCCATGAGCAACAGCACAACCAATCTCGACCTGATCGCGGCCGGCCAGGCCAACAAGGAGGTCACCGCCAACAGCCTGTTCGACGCCGCCAGCCCGGCGATGCTGTACGGCCGGCGCGCCTCGGCCACGGCCGGGCTGACCTGGGGCTATTACGGCGGCACCGTGTCGATTGCCGGCACGCCGACGCAGGTCGCGAACGGCACGGTGACGCTGGCGGCATCGGCGACGAACTATGTCGAGGCCAACCCGGCGACCGGCGCGGTGTCGGTCAACCAGTCCGGCTTCACCGCGGGCCGCGCGCCGCTCTATACCGTCGTCGCCGGCGCATCGACGGTGACGAGCTATACCGATCAGCGCGTGCTGGGCGGCAGTGCTTCCGGCACCGTGAAAAGCGTCAATGGCGCGACGCCGGATGCGTCCGGTGCCGTGACGCTGAGCGCGGCGGATGTCGGCGCCGATCCTTCCGGCGCGGCGTCGGACGCGATCGCGGCGCACGATGCAGCCAGCGATCCGCACCCGCAGTACCTGACGCAGACGGAAGGCGATGCGCGCTATGCGTCGTCGGCGGCCGCCACGGGCGTCTCCAGCGTCAACGGGCACACGGGCACGGTCACGCTCTCGGCCACGGATGTCGGCGCGGATGCGGCAGGCGCGGCCAGTGCCGCCGTTGCTGCGCACGTCGCCGCGTCGGACCCGCACACGCAATATGCGCTGGAATCGACCATCGGCCAGCCGAATGGCATCGCCTCGCTCGGGAGCGATGGCAAGGTTCCCGCTTCACAGATACCGGCCGTTTCTTCAACATCGACGGCCTCGGCGCAGACCTTTACCGCCAGCGGCACCTGGACGAAGCCGGCGGGCTGCACCGTCGTCGAGGTCGTTGTCATCGGCGGTGGCGGTGGTGGAGGGGGCGGCTTCGGCGGTGCTGCAGGCGCGGTTCGTGGGGGCGGCTCTGGCGGTGGCGGCGGCGCTTGCGCGAAAGCGATCTATTCCGCTGCGGATCTACCGGCAACCCTGCCCGTCACGGTAGGTGCAGGCGGCTCGTCAGGGACCGGCGGTGTATCTGGAGGCGGTTCCAACGGCGGCACGGGTGGCACCTCTGCATTTGGCACGCTTCTATCGGCATATGGCGGAGGAGGCGGCGCGGGAGCGGGTTCCGGAAGCAATAACTACATCGGCGGAGGCGGAGGCGGCACCGGTTCGGCCGGCAGCACTGGATCGACCTCCCCTGTATTAGGGGGCGGACCAACTATCACCAATAGTGCGGTAGGCATCGGCGGCGGGGGGGCGAGCAATGCTTCGGCCTCTAATCCCGGTAATCCCGCTGAATACGGAGGCGGGAGCGGTGGTGCATCGCATCCAGCTACGGCGACAGGTGGGACCGGCGGAACCTCGATCAACGGCGGCGCGGGCGGCGGCGGTGGTGGATCGCTTTGGTCGGATAACACTACGGTTGGCCAGCCAGGCGCCGGTGGCGGCGTCAATCAGTGGTCGCTATCAGGGGGCGGTGGTGGCGCTGCGGCATCCGGCACGGCGGGTGCGGCAGGAACGGCAGGTGCGGCAGGCAACAGCACGGCGTCTGGGGCCGGCGGCGGCGGCGGGGCCTGCAACAGCGCAGGCACCGGCGGCGCGGGTGGTGCGGGCGGTGTTTGTGGCGGCGGGGGTGGCGGTGGTGGTGGCGGCACGACTACAGGCGGCGCAGGCGGTGCTGGCGGTCGCGGCGAAGTCCGGATCTTTTGCTATTAACACGGATTGCACCTAGCCGGCGCAGATCGGCACACAAAGTCGCCCGCCGTCGTGCGGGCTTTTTTCTGCCGATTTGAAAGGCCAGCAATGACCGACAACGAACGCGCCGAGATCCACGACCGGCTCGCGCAGCTGGAAACCGAAGTGAAAGCCAATACCGAGCTGACGACGGGCCTGAAGGCCGATGTCAGCGAGCTGCTCGATATCCTCAGCGCCGGCAAGTCTGGCCTGCGCGTGCTCGGCGTGCTGGGCGCGGTGCTGAAATGGACCGCCGGCATCGTGACGGCGGTCGCCGCGATCTGGGCAGCGCTGCACCAGGGTGGCGGGATCAAATGAACGGGAGCGGATACGTGCCACTGGATGTGCTGCTGCTGGTTCTCTGCTATGCCGCCTGCGTCGCGGTGATGCTGCGCGCGCGGCGCGCGCCCGAGTTCGCGGACATGTTCCGGCTCGCCGGCTGGTTCGTGCTGAGCGTGCGGCTAACGGACCTGATGCTGTCCGAGCACGACCTGCCGATCGGCCTGCCGTCGGTCATCGCGCTGTATTGCCTGGCGCTCGCGGAAGTGACCGCCGCGGCGCTGTACCGGCGCGTGGAGGCGCCATGACGCGCGTCGTTCTGTGCCTGCTGGCCGTGGCGATGGTTGTCGCCTGGGCGGTTTTCTACGTGATCCCCTACGCGCGCGACGAGCTGTTCTCGGTCGAGAACCTGGCTGCGGCGTTCCGTGCGCTGTTCTACCGCTAAAAAGGAGTCGCATGAATCTCGTGGACGATTGGGACACCGTGCTGAAAAAGGCGTGGTCCGTGAAGTTTTCGATCGCGTCGGCGCTGCTGGGCGGCGCGGAAGTCGCCGTGCAGCTGATCCAGCCGGAAGGCGTGTCGAGCGGGCTGTTCGCCGGCCTGGCGGCGCTGGTGTCGATGATGGCGGTCGGCGCGCGCATCCTCGCGCAGCAGGAGATGCACGATGCCGGTCCTGCAGCGAAGTAGGCAGGCAGCCGGCTGGTGCGCGATCGCCGTCGCGTGCGTGTCCGGCTTCGAGGGGCTGCGCACGGCGGCCTATAGCGATCCCGTTGGCATTCCGACGATCTGCTTCGGCGAAACGAAAGGCGTGCGCCTGGGCGACCGCGCAACGGTGGACGAGTGCAAGGCGATGCTCGCCGATTCGCTGCAGATCGCGAACCGCGGCGTCGATTCGTGCGTGCGCGTCTTTCTGCCGGACGAGCGTCGCGCCGCGCTCGTGTCCTTCACCTACAACGTCGGCGTGCAGAACCTGTGTTCGTCCACCCTGGTGCGCAAGCTGAACGCCGGCGACACGGTCGGCGCCTGTAATGAACTGCTGCGCTGGAACCGGGCGAAAGGCATCGTGCTGCCGGGCCTGACGAAACGGCGTGAAGCCGAACGGCAGATGTGCCTGAAGGGGCTGACATGAACGGCCTGACCATCATCGCCGCCGCGGTGGCGTTCGCCATCGGCACGGGCGCCGGCGTGAAGCTGACCTCGGATCACTACTCCGCCAGGACCGCGAAGGCGCAGCAGGCTGCTGCGGCTGCGTACCAGGCGCGCACGGAAGAACTCAACGCCGTCTCGGCACAACTGGAGCAGGCCCGCCATGAACGCAAGATCGTCTACCGGACCATCACGCAGCAGGTTGACCGGATTGTCGCGCGCGACGTGTATCGCAATGTGTGCCTGGACGCTGATGGCCTGTCAGCCGTCAACGCCGCTCTTGCGGGAAAGCCCGTCGATCCCGGCGTCCTTGATGCAGCCGTGCCCGCCGCTGGAGCCGCTGCAGGGAGTGACCGGCGCTGACGTGCTGAAGAAGCTGGTCGAAGTTGGCCAGGTCTATCGCGAATGCGCGGACGGCAAGGATGCGCTGATCCGGGCGGTGCGGTGATGCCATGGGTCTGCGCTCTTTCTCGAATTGCATCGCCTTCGCCGTGGCGTTCTGCTGGCGGCGCCGGCACAAGCGCGACTGGTATTTCGCCATCCGCATGAGCCGGCATGGCCCGTTCATCCATGCGCTGTGCGGGCGCAGGACGCGCGACGGCAAGATCCGCGTCGTGTCCTACATCCCGCGTTATCCGAAGCAGAGATGGATCCCGCCGCCCCTGTTTGACGGCTTCACGAAATGGGGCGACAACCTTCCTCACCCGCCTGGAGGTTCTGTTGACGACACGAAGCCGTAAGACAAAAGCCACGGACGACACGCCGCGCTGCGGCACCTGCGAATACTTCACGGCCGAACCGAAAGATGACGATGGCAAGTGCAGGCGCTACCCGCCATCGACGCTGCTCAGCGGCGACGACCTCGTGTTCCTGCAGCCCGTGGTCGACCAGACCGGATGGTGCGGCGAGTTTCGGCGGAGGGTGTCATGAAGGCGGCCTGCTCGGATGATGAGTTCGTTCGCCTCTGGAACGAGCACCAGTCGCCTCTCGCGGTCGCGCATGCGCTGAAGGTCAACGTGCGCAATGTCTACGCCAGGAGGAGCGCGATCGAGGCCAGACGCGGCATCGAAATGCGATCAATGACAACGAAGGCGCGCGCGACATTTCCAGAGAACGGCATCCGAACACTGGTCGAGATTGAGAATGGCATTGTGCTTATCTCGTCTGATCATCATTACTGGCCGGGGATCGTATCGACCGCGCACCGTGCCTTCGTCGTTGCCGCGCGCGAGCTGAAGCCGAAGGCGGTGATCCTGAATGGCGATGTAAGCGATGGCGCGCGCAGTGGACGACACCCGCGCATCGGCTGGCAGTCCTCGCCGTCGATCAAGCAGGAGCTGGAAGCGGCGCAGGAACGCACCGGGGAAATCGAGGAAGAGGCGAAGGATGCGCTGACGCTCTGGAACATGGGCAATCATGACATTCGATTCGACTCGAAGCTCAGCGCAATGGTGCCCGAGTTCGAGGGCGTGCAAGGCTTCGCGCTGAAGGACCATTTCCCGCGCTGGCGGATCGGCATGAGCACGCTGATCAATGGCCACACGATGGTCAAGCACCGCTGGCACAACGGCATCCATGCGACCTATAACAACGTGCTGAAGTCGGGACTATCGATCGTGACGGGACACCTTCATGCGCTCGGCGTGCGGGCCTACACCGACTATCGCGGGACGCGCTACGCGATTGATACCGGGACGCTCGCCGCGCCGGATGGCCCGCAGTTCACGTATGCCGAGGACAACCCGCAGAATCACAGGTCGGGGTTTGCGGTGCTCACGTTTCACAACGGAAAGCTGATGCCGCCAGAGTTGGTCGAAGTGATCGACGAAGACGCCGGCCTGATCTTCTTCCGTGGCCAAGTCGTGCAGGTGTAGAAATTATTGCTTCGAATAATTTCTACAGAAAACATTGGGTAGTCGCCAGCGTCGGATCGCAGTATGCTGATTGATATGCTGGCGAAGCATGGCCAGTAAACATAAGGCTACCGGAAACGCCCGTTATGCGTCGCGCACTTCCTTGGCCGTCATCAGCGCATCATGCGCCCGCGCCAATTTCTCCGCGAGATTCTGTGCGTATTGCCGTGCGCTATCTGTGACCGCCTTTTGCGCATGTTCCCGAAAAGCGCCTTCCTTGTCCTTAATCGCCACCATTGCCGCGATCAATGCCTCATCATCCATCACCGCCACAAGCTGTTTAGTGCTCATTGGTATCTCCGTTTTGTTTACAGAATCCCGAATTATGCGTCGTTAATGGTGCCATTCTTGTGAATGCCAGCTCGCAGCTTTTGCCGCGCAGCCTCATACCTCGCGTTCTCCTTACGTTCGGAACGCATTTCCAGCAAGGCAAACAGCGGGGCCAGAGGCAGCAGAAACAGGCACAACAGCCGCACAAACAGCCCCCATATTGCGCCGACCAATGCCGCTAGGGATTCATCGATGTTTAGCCACATATTTAACTGATGGGTTGTCTGCTGCCGTAGGTAGTAGGAGTATGGGCGCATTTTCAGGTATCCTTTTTACGCTGGCTGATAATGGTTAATTGACATAAAGCTGCCGAAAACGCCGGTTATGCACCGTTCGTCTGTTTCAGGATGGCATCGATTGCGGCATCCAGTCCTTCCGGCGTGTAGCAGGTATCCGGGTTATATGGTCCGCTGACCATCGGCATGGCACTGTGCCGGCGGTCCCGTAACGCGCGATACCGTTGGGCATCCTTTTCCAGCTCGGCAATGCGATGCGCAAGCCACTCGATCTGCTTCACGGCGTTCATGAACTCATGCGTTTCCGGGTGCGCGATAGGTGCGCCGGCCTTGTGCAGCGCCTTGATGATGTCGGTACGGTACTGCCCGGCCGTGCTCTCGAAATCCACCTGAATTGGGATGCTTTCGATTTCCATCACCTGAACCGGCGCGGCATCCAGCAAGGCCCGCGCTGCCGCGTAGACATAGGGTTTCAGATCGGTCAACCCCTCTTTGATCGTGAAGCCGTTAGCGAGGAAGATTTCGCGGATTTGCTCATTCGTCATCGTTGTATTTTTCATATTGGATATTATGCGACGCGCCGATGGCACGGCCCGAGGCCGCACGATGGGCAAGTGCGCGGGTAGGGTTGACCGGCTTCCTTCATGCGCTGCTGGCAAGCTATCGGACCCACTTTGCTCGGCGGCATTGGTGGGGCTGGCGGAATGGATATGTTCACGTTTTGCCATTTTTTGGACATATCCGGCTGATATGGCGATGGCGTGAACATATTGATCGCCGCCTGCCAGCCTTCCCATCGCGCCCGCACGAACTGGTCGATGTACTCGCCGGCATTGTCCTTTTTGGCTTGCCGCGAGGACAGTTGAAAGTGCGCCTCGAAGGCGGCGCGGGTATCGGTCATTTCGGTTCTCCCTACGCTGTTCAAAGCATTGCCTTTATCTGCGGCAAAGCATCGCGCAGATTGGTCCATTGCGCATCGCATGATGAACGCCAGCCAATTGAAGTCAGCAGTTCCGCCAGCCGTTCATGTACGGGAGGGAGGCAATGTTCCTCTGCGAAATCACACAAAACTTCCAAGGCCTTGCTGTCGTAATCGTTGAGTGATACGCCAAGGTTTTGCATTGCGGCAATTGCAGTTTTGATGTCCATGATTATTATTCCTTCGTTTTAATCGGAAAAAAGTGACGTATGGATAAGGTGGCGTATTAAGACGCCCGGTTATTGGCTCGGTATCAGCGCGATCTTTCGCGGCTGGTAACGCGCGTCAATGCAGACCATCTCCGTGCGCTCCTTCGGCCAGTAGAGCGAAGGCAGGCGCACATTGCCGGCCAGTTCCTGCGATACCCATCCTGATTTTCCAGTGGCCGGGTCTTCAAACCAGACGCCCCACATCTCGCAGATCGGCTCGGCTACTTTTTCATCAGCCACTTTAGACTCCAAAATGTGATGCAAGGATAATGGCGCTTATCAGACGGGGTATTTATGGTGTGCGGTGCAGCATGGCGTCGATGTAATCCGTCATTGCCTTCCGCGCCTTGGAGCAGTGATTGAAGTAATCTTCTTTGCCCGCCATGTCTTCCACCACATCCATGTAGTTCGCCAGCAGAACAGTGAACTGACGGTCGCCAGCAATGCTTTTCGGCTCCTGCGCCCCGCTCGGCGCTGTCTTGTCGCGGCCATTCGCATGGCAATAGGCCGGCGTGCTGCACACGGCCTGATCGTGCGAGCAAGGAACCTTGTGACGCGCCCCGCTCGGCGCTGCTGGTGCGGCAATGGGCCGGGTCAATCCCTTCCGCGCAAGCACTCCGATTTCGCGTAGCAGCGAGGCGCGTTGCAACGCCAATTCCTTCCAATGGGCTACTTCATCCTGCTGCGGCGCTGCTGGTGCGGCGGCAACATGCGCGGTCGCTGTTGCGCCTTCCGGCCACTTGGCGAATCCGCACTCGCACATCACAACGCCTTTGCCGAGATCGTCAGCGGGCTTCCAATCATGCTGATGTGCAGTCTGCGCATCGCCAGGCGCGGCGCTCGGCGCCGCGATCTGTGCGCGCAGTTTGTCGTTTTCTTCCTCCAGGCTGGCGATGGTTTCGCGGGCGAACTGAAGAACCCGGTCATTCGCGGCGCTCGGCGCTGCGGCGAGGGCGGCAATCAGCTTGTTACCGCGCTCCACTTCCACATTGCGCCCGATGTAACGCGAGCAGCCAGAATCGCCGTCCATCTTCCCGTCGTTATAGCCATCGTCATATGCGGCCCGGATGGCGTCTTTGATCAGTCTTTCTGAATCAGTCATTGGGTTTTCCTTCAGTTATTCCGAACATTGGACGAAACGCCTCAATTACGTACCGTCGCAAAGGCCGCCCATGTTCACCGGCTTGCGCAATTCACTCAGCACTGGCTCGACCTGTACCAGTACCGTTGCCGCCCATTGCGGGTAGATCGGCTTGCCGCCTTCTTGCTTGTCGCAGGCATAGTCATCCATTGCTTCCTCTGCCAGCTTCTCTATTGCCACGAGAGCCTCCAGCATGACCGGCGCAGCTTGAATCAGGTTCGCATTGGCGTAACTGTTCAGGTCAGATCGCAGCACCCGGCAGACGCGCGGCAGCGTTTGCACACCGCTCGGCTGGCCGCGTAATTCAGTCGCGCCTGTACCGACACACTTGGACCACGGGCCTTGGGTATGGACAAAGGTACTCATGCTCTTTTCTCCTCTTAGGTGTAATCTGTTAGGCGTAAAACAGAATGCCGATTTGTCATAATCCGGCGGTTTGCTCTCATCTCGGTCACGCCCACTTCCGCTTCTTCAGCTTGCACTGGAACAGTTCCCACAATCCAGCGTGCATCGCCCGATCGCCTTTCTCCCAGTGCTGCCAAGTGCGCAACTCGGCGTGGATCAGCGCCGCGGCTTCCGTCTGCGTCAGGCTCGCCGCCTGACGGGCTTCCTTAATCTGTTCTGGTGTCGGACTTGTCATGCTTCTTCATTTGGTAACGGACATCGCCCCTTACGGGGCTGTCGATGGTTTAGCGGGCATTCTGTTGCGCTGCATACGCGGCGCAGCGCTCGCGGTACTGGCGCACCTTCTTTGCTGCAGGAGCCGTGGCCGGTGCCCAGCGGCGAGTTTTCGAGCCATCGGCGTTGACCTGGAACACTTCGGCACCAATTGCGCGCGCATTGGCGATTGCGGCGAGGTAGGAATCAAATTTGCGGCCGTTGATTTCGTACATTTCGGTGCTCCTGGTGCGTTGTCGATGAGTGAATAATACGCCCAATGGTCGTATTAAGCAAGGACTTTTTACGCCCAAAATGCATATTTTTGTGCGGCTTATGTTCCTGTAAATGCTCACCATATGGATGACAAAGGTTATCCACATGGAAAGCAAATTACTGTCAGGTTATACACAGCTCACACTGAGCCAGCTCATACTGAGCTGTGTATAAGTAAAAAGCAGCTCACACTGAGCTGCTTTGCGGGCGGATACGGCTCACACTGAGCCACTAATAAGAAGAGAAGTTAACTTCTAAGAATCGCCTTCCCGGTCTTTTTCTCTGTTCTCCAGCAGTCGGCGCAAGCTGTCACCAAGCGGGCCTTCAGGGATCTCGCCAAGCGGCGCATTGAAGTTGTTCTGCGTTCCTGGTCCGGTATTAATGTTGACCACCATGCGTTCAATGTTCACGATCCGCGCGCCGGCAAGGTCGCCAGTCACAATCACATTCTTCAGATCGGCAACAGCAGCCTTCACGCCAATCGGCACATAGTCCCAGGTTGCCACGGCTTGCACAGCACCGGAATCGTTCAGGATGTCGACCTTCTCGCGCAGTTTGTATTCGTTCACGCGGCCCTTCTTTGAACGCATCAGGTAGCCCATCGATTCTAGTTTGTCGAGTTCGCGCTTTACCTGCGCGACCGACATGCCGCTTTCCTTGGCGATTGTCTCCAAACTCGGAAAGCTCTCGCCCGAGTTCAGCGAGGAATGCGCCTTGATGACGCAATAGGCGGTAAAGCCGTGCGGCCCCATCTTCGCCGCCTCGCCGCGGAAGATCATGTCCCTGAAAACATGCAGCCAGGTGGTGTCGGCACTGAGCAATTCCATCTGCTCGCCGCTCATTTCTCCAGCTCCTTCAGCAGCGCATCAATCTTTTCCCTGGCGGCTTCCAGCATGATCGAATGCATCGAGGTGCCCGGCACATGCTCGGCAACATAGGCGAGCTTCTTGTGCAATGGCTCATCCATCCTGACGCTGAACACGACCTTCACGCGCGGATTGGCGGCTTCCCACGGCTTCGGCTCGCCCGAAGCTGCTGGCGACGCTGGCATGGTTTCTGGAATGACCGTATGGCTTGCGGCGCCCTTAATAAAGTCCGTTGAGCTTTCGTAGACCGGCTCGGCGTCCTTGCGGAATCCCTTGCTCATTTCCAAATCTCCATGCCGAGAAATTCCATTTCTGCCACGGCTTTCTCATCCGGTTTTGCCAGTTCGTGACAGGCGCGGCCATCCTTGACGCAGTTTCGGTATGCCTTGCGGTCCTTGACTGTGGTTTCCAGAAGCCCATAGTTCTGCAACTCCGCGCAGAATTCCCGCATCTCGGCAGCCTCGGTGGACCAGCTATGCGTCGCCGCCAGGTTGACCAGCACACGCGCTTGCAGATGCGGATTGAAGCCGCGCGCCGCATGCACAAGACGATCCATGGTGGACATCGTGAACAGGTCGAACTGAGACGGCCTGCCGGGAGTGATCAGCAGATCCGCCACCAGCATCGCGGATCGCAACTCGGGCGCGTCGGCGCCGCGGGTGTCAATCACGATGTCCTGAAACTTGCCCGCCATCTGCCGCACCTGGTCGGCTAGCGTCTCGCCGTACAGCGCAATGCACGTCAGCGCCGGCTGCACTTTCTCCTCGACGCGGATCGCCGCCCATTTCGTCGCACTGCGTTGCGTGTCGGCATCTACTAGCAGCACGTCGCGGCCCTGCGCCGCTCGCCATGCGGCCTGGATGACCGCCATCGTGGACTTCCCGGTGCCGCCTTTCTCTCCGCCAAAAACCAAAATCATGCTTCTCTCCTCTGGTTGTAATGGCGAAAATTATGGCATGAAGTGAAGTGATGCCACTCCATGCCACTTTACTCGGCATCAAGTGATGTGAAGTGATGTCATGTCAATTCATGTGGAGTGATGCGATGTGAAGTCACTTCAAGCGACTTGACTGCAATGCCTTGACGCTCGCCGGCACTTGCGGGTATGCCGCCCATGCATCGAAGAATGCCAGGCTGTCGCTCGTCCATGTGGTCGGCACAAGTACGCCACCGCGGCCGAGAGCCAGCACGCGCGCCCCATTCGGCGGCGGCTGCTCATGCGCGTTGATCAGCTCGACGGTCGGGCGGGTAGGGCGGTCAGGCTCCATGCGTCCACCTCGCTTCCCGCTCGCGCTTCAGGCAGTAGACCTCGTCATCCTCGGGCGGCTCGCGGTCGTCCGGGTGCGTCTGCGAGCGCAGCCAGTGCGCCTCGGCACCGTCGAAGCCGCAGTGGATGCAGCAGGCGTCGTCGTCCCACTCGTGGCAGATGCGTTCGTTCATTTCGTCGCCCATCCCCACGCCGTGCCCGCCGCGCCGAGAATGCTGGCGAACAGCGCGCGGCTGATCTCGCCGGCGCACCACAGATAAAGGAATGCCGCGAGCATGGCGACCGGGTAGATGACCGGCCCGAGCAGTGGGGCGATGATCGCGTTCAGTTTCATGCTGACTCCTGGTGAATGGTGGCGAGCCGCTTGCGGCCCGTATTGAACCGGCCGAAGCACGCCTTGCCGCAGAACTTCGCGGTGCGCGCGCGGGACGGCTGCACGGAAAACCGCGCCCCGCAGTGCTGGCAGACCAGCGTCGCCCACGGTTTGCGCCTCATGCGGCCTCCCTGTTCAACCCTTGATGCGGTGAACGTGGACGCCTGTAATGCCCTTTGGCAACCCGGTTTGCGCCGGCACCGGGTTATCGTGGGCGATGGGCAGGAACCCGGTGCCGCTCGTGCCGCCTGTCGCTTTCGCAAATTCGACTTCCACCTTCGCGGAGTTGATGATCACTTGGGCGACTTCGGACATGGCCTTGGCCTTTTCGACGTCGATCGTTCCATCCTTCAGCCCCTTCAGCGCGGCGAACAGGTGGGCGCGCAGATCGTTGACATTGCTGCTCATGCTTCACTCCTCTTGTTAATTTGACGGTTTAAGGCGCCGCGCAACTGCATCAGGTCGGCGATTTCCTTCGGATAGCGGTGCTTCGTGTTGCGGCGCATGTTTTCGGCGTAGGTGATGCACTCGACCTTATCCAAGGTGATTTCCTCGAATACGGTGGTTCGCATACCCGGCTTGAAAACGACAATGTGACCTTTCGGGACTGGGCCATGCGCATCAATCCAAACCTGCTCATGCACGCTTCGCCACCGCTTGGTCCAGTTGCCAGGCTCGTCGGTGATCTTGCGCTGCAGGATGCTGTCCTTGGTGATACGGAAGCTCCCTAAAGGGCGCGCGGTGAGCGGGGTATTGCCGGGCTTGAACCGGGTTTCAGACGCTCTCCCGCCAGCCACAAAGCTCTTTCCTTTGTTCCACGGCTCCATGCCTGGCTTGAAGCGATACACGGCGCCGGCATCGTTATCCATCCGCAGGCGCTTGGAATGCTCTGTGGACATGTATTCCGTTGTCTTCTTCAGGCCAAGTTCCATGGCCTTGTTATAGACAGCCGGAATGTTCCGACCGAGCGCTTTTGCGACATCCTCAGTCCTTTGGTGCGGATACAGTTCGCGCAGCCGGGTGATCTGATCCTCGGTCCATAAGGCGCGAGGCGGCATGATTCCCTTGGCCTTAGTCACGCCGCCTCCAGGTAGTCACAGCGCTGCGGGATCCACGCCAGCCAGGGATCGGCCAGCCGTGACGGGATCGCTCCGGTCGGCACGGTCGCCTGATCCTGCGGCTGCGTTCTCTCGCCGAACACGCGCGCCGACAGGGCGACATCCGGCAGGCCGCCGATCGCATACACCGGCGCCTTGCGCGAGCCGGGTATCCACTTGCCGCCGCAGATGTGGATGCGCTTGTCGTCCTCGCGCTTCAGGTGGCGGATGTACAGGGTCAGCATCTTGCGGCCGATGTTGGTCGCGTCGGCGATCTCGGCCATCGTCTTCGGCGATTCCTCCAGCGTGGCGAGGATGGCGCGCAGGTGGCGTTGCGCGATCAGGGTATTGAAGCGGCAAGACGCGATCATGCGGCCTCCAGCATTGGCAGTTCGGGCAGTTCAAAGTAATGGCTCACGTTCGCGACCTCGTCGTATGGCTCGCCGCGGTCATCGAAGCGCGTCACGGTCCATTGCCGGCGGCTCGGCCACCAGGCGACGAACTCGCGCGACGGCTCGCCATCGATGACGACGGCGCCGACGCACTCGATCGACAGGCCAGCCGGCGCGTCGGGATCGCACGCGGGCGGGAAGGTGGCCGGCAGCCAGGGGAAGGGCAGGGCGCTCATTGCGCGGCTCCTGCGCCCATTTCGCGGGCCTCGTTGATGGCGTCGGCAAGGGCGAAGGCGATGTTCGTGTTCTGGCCCTTGGCGATGATTGTCGTTCCGGTCTTTCGCGTGAACCGAATGGATACGGTGTATCCCTTCTGCGACCACATGCGATCGACTTCGATCGTCCCCAACTGTTCGGCTTCATGCCACAGTTGATCGAGCGTCTGAGACTGTGCCGCCTCTACATGCTGGCGTTCGATGTTAAGTAACTTCATGATCAGTTCCTCCCCGAGTGACCAAAGCCCCCATCGCCGCGCTCGCTGGCGTCGAATGCCTCCACGACTTCCCATTCCACGCGCTCGATGCGCTGCACGATCAGTTGCGCGATGCGCTCGCCCGGCTGGATCTCATACGCACGGTCGCTACGGTTCCATGCGCTGATCATCAATTCGCCCTGGTACGGCGCATCGATCGTGCCGGTGAGGTTGCCGAGCACGATGCCGTGCTTGTGGCCGAGGCCAGAGCGCGGCAGGATGAATGCCACGAAGTTCTGGTCCGCGACATGGACCGCGATGCCGGTCGGGATCAGACGGCACTCGCCCGACTGCAGCCACATCGCTTTCGGCAGATAGGCACGCAGGTCCATGCCGGCGTCACCGGGCCGCGCGTAGGCGGGCAGTTCGGCGTCTGGGTATAGCTTCTTGATCTGTACTTTCATGCTGCCTCTCCCTGTTCTGGCTACTTGATAACCAAACGTTGCGATTGCACGAGCTTCGCGCCAGGCACGTCGAACCCGTCCTTGATGGCCTGCGCGATCAGCTTCTTGTCCGGCGCCGCGACCGGCGGTTTCGGTTCCGGCAGGCGCATGTACGGCTCGGGAATCAGCGCCGGCTCGAAAATCTCGACGCTCGCCGGGTTCTTCTGCAGGCTCAGGGCGAACGTGCCTGCGCTGATCTTGGTCACGCCGGCGATTTCCATGCAGCGCTGCGTGTAGTCGCGCAGTTGCTTCTCGCGCCGGGCGATGCTCTGCTTGAGCGCGGTCAGCCGTTCGATTTCCTTGTCGATGGCGTCCTGCTCGAACTGGCAGTTGCGGATCACGTAGGTGATGTTCTGCGCCTTCTGTTCGAGGGCATAACTCTCGCCGTCTAAAGTATCGGCCAGCGTCTGCTCGTCCAGGTCAAGGTCCATCAGGCGCGTGACCATCGCGCGATGCTCGGCGGCGATCTGGAACAGGGACAGGCTCATTTATCCCTCCACCGGAAACATGGGCGTGATCTGCGGGCCGTCGAACTCCTCGTATTCCGGCTCGGCGATGCGCGCGGAAATCGCGTCCATCTGCGTGAAGAACGGCTGCTCGATGTCACGCCGCGTGATCAGCATGGCCAGGCTGTAGAAGTAATTCGCCATGCGCGGCGGTTCGCGGTCAGGTGCGTTATTCATGCTGCCTCCTTTTCTTGTTGAAGAACGACGGCTTCAAAGGCCGGATAGGTGAACGAAAACACGCGGCGCCGGTGGTCGGGGCGGCCGATCATGCCGACGATCTGCAGCAGGCCGGCATTGATCAGCGCGCGCACTTTTCTCCCCAGGAAAACCCCCTTCGACTGGCGGTACTGCTGCGGCTGGTACATGTCGATCGTGAAGCGCTCGCAATCGTGGAAGAGCACGTACAGGTCGATCAGGAAGCGCTGCTCGGCATGGGTGAGCGCGGCATACCCGGGCGCATCAAGGACTTCGAGTGGGACGGGAATGTAGGTCATGCCTGCTCTCCGAATTCCGGTTGCTGCGCCGGCATCAGCGCGGCCTTGCGCGCTTCCTTCATGGACTCGAATCGAGCCATCGCGGAAGAGTCGTGCATCCGCTGTGCTGCGGTGTAGGCGGCGGCGAATGCGGTGCGAAGGGCGGGCAGGTTTTCAGCCGCGTCAATGGCAGCCAAGTGATCGACAATCGATTCCTCGCTCATACTCTCGCCGGCATTCAGCCAGGCCAGCAGCTTCTGGCCAGTCTCGGCGGTGATCGGCTTCGGATCGCCGGCAAACAGCCTGGTGCGGTCCTTGGAGGCGACCGCGAAGTGCCCGTCATGGATCAGGTCCAAAACCACGGTGAGCTCGAATTCGAAGCCGTCACGCTGCTCGGTCTTCATGCCGAGCTTCACAACTTTCTTGCGGCCGTTTTCCTCGACCTGGGCCGTCTCGGTCTTGCTGCGGCCGGTGGCGATGATGTGCATGTTCGCCTGCAGCATCGCGTCGATGAACTTGCGGTGGCGCGGCGTCATCTCGTTCCACGCGCTCCAGGTATTGCCGCGAAACTTTGCCCGGGCGACTTCGTCGACGAGCTCTAGCACGCCGCCGGCACCGCTCCATTCGTGCGTGACGCTGTCGATGATCAGCACGTCATAGCCGGCAGCTTCCGCATCCTTGATCGCTTCGATGTAGCGCTCGGGCGTGTAGGGGGCGCCAAGTTCCAGCACGTCGAAGTCGGCCATGTCGGCATACAGGGATGCGCTGCCGTGTTCGGTGTCGATGCAGGCGATGCGCTTGCCGAGCTCGCGGGCAATGGTCAGCGCGCCATAGGTTTTGCCGGATCCGGCAGGGCCAGTCAGGCCGAGACGTAGTTTTGCCGTTTTGCGTGTCGCTTTCTGAAACATGGTTTTCTCCTCGTTGAAGTTCGTGCCGTAGCTTGCGATTGCTTCGTTCCTAGTATTTCCAACAAAGACTGCTCAAATGTGCTTCCAGATCTGGAGGTTCTTTATCTTGTTCACGTTGCCGAGCGATATCCCGTATTCCTTCGCTACCGTTCTGTCAGAGCGCATATCAGTACGGATTGCCAGGACATCGTCTCGAGTTAATTTCGCTCTGCCATGCGCCTCTCCTTTCGGCCCGGCTTTGTGTGCGCGTCCTTTACTTGTCATGTCGCGCATGTTGTCCACGTGCGTTCCGAGAAACAGATGGTCAGGATTTACGCAGGCAGGGTTGTCGCACTTGTGGCAAACAAACATGTCAGGGGCTATAGGGCCGACATACAGCTCATAGGAGATTCGATGCGCTGACTTATGCACTCGATTAACCCCGATAGACCCGTAGCCATCTTTTCTTCTATGGGCGGTCCATATCCAGCAACCCGGAGTTATCTGAATCTTTTCCTCGAACCGTTCTTTGAGAGGTCTGGCTATCGGCATTTCTTTCCCTCGTCGTCGTTATCTGTTCCTCATGCCACAACAGGTATTCCTCAAGCTCTTGTTGCTGCCGCCAACATGCGCCGTCGCTATTGCCATCCATAGCGCCTCCCATGTCGTTTTGCGGCTCGGTGAGCGGCAATCCAACTCCATTCAAGGCTTCGGTAATAGAAGAACAACTTCATGTAAGTCTTCATTGAAGTCCTCTGCACAGTGCGTCCAGGACGATGATCAGCAGCACGGTGCCGATCACTTCGATACGGGTAATCTCCTTTGCTGCTGTCATGCCGTTCTCCCTTGTTATTCGATGGTCTGTGCTTTCTTCATCGCCGCCGCCGCTTCGGCCCTGGCGATCTCGCTCATCAGGGTGATGCGGTACGCGCTGCAAATCTTGTTTCTCGGGTCATCCAGTACCAGCTGCAAAATCTTCGTCAGGGACTGCAGGTGCTGCTCTGCTTCGGTCATGCCAGCTCCACGTAAAAATCCAGTTCCTTCGGTATGGCGATCGTGTCGCGCATCTGCTGCACGATGGCCGGCGGCAGGTAGTCCAGGCAGTCGACGCCGGCCGGGAAGCGCATCAGCCGGCCCTCTCCGCCATCCAGATCGATGGCTTTGCGCGGAAACACGGCATCGATGCGGATGTCCGCGCCGCCTTCGCCGTTGTCCTCGGCGCTGAACACCACGTCGACCAGGGCCGGCGTCTCCAGGCCGAATTCGATATGCACGCCATCGGTGTAGGCGCGGGCGAACTTCTCGGTCCAGTCGCGGATCAGGTAAGTGGTTTGCATGGCTTACTCCTCGTCCTTCACGTCGAACTTCGGCAGCGGCAGCGTCGTCAGCTGGCGGATGCGCTCGATGGCGCGCATATCCGCTTCGACGCGGTTGACGATCGGCGCCGTCAGCACGCGGCGCACGTCATCGCTCGCCTTGCGCCAGCGGTTCAGCGCGTCGAGCTTCTGCCGGATGAGTTCCAGTCGAAAATCATGAAACGGCATCGTTTGCACGGTGTTGTTGGTCGCTCCCATGTCTCTGTCCCCCTTTTCTTGTGGATGTCAGGCCCCGGCCAGCAGCGCGGACACGGCCTTGCCGACAGTGGTGAACAGGTAATGGATCGGCGGCACCACGTACACGCAGACAAAGGTGATCGAGAGGGCGCTCAACAGAATCACGAGCGCATAACCGGCGAGCAGGCGTCCTGAATTCATCACTTTCTCCTTGCAATCAGTTTCCGTTGTGCTATGTTTACTGTATGTTCATACAGTATCGGCTAATATCGTGCGGCTAACACCTGTTGCGTTCAATTAGTTAGCTGCATGCGAATAACTTTGCCAGAGACTAATAAAAAGCGCAAGGAGAATTTCGAGATATTTTTTAGAGCGGCGCGTCTATGCGGGGCGGGAAACGACGGAAACAGTGAGCCAACGGCTAACAGTTACGAAAGGCAACAATTTTTATTAACCAACAGCAACGTATATGGCGTAAATTAATTTTGCGTTTAGTAATGATTTTTATAGCGATTCGGAATACCATTGGTTTCGGGTCCCATGTCGGTGCATTCCTACAGACCATGTAGGACAAATGCGAAACGCAGCGCATCCGTGCGTGCCGTGGCCTAGTACAAAATAACTATTGCGAGGACGAGTTGCCGAAGAAGAAGATGCGCGCCGCAGACAAGCAGCTGCAGGCAGAGGCGAAACAGGTAATGAACTTCTACCTGGAATTGAATGCCGCGGGACGGGAATTTGTCACCGGCATGCTGGCGGCGGCCAACATTCCCGCGTACCGGAAAACGGCCAGGGACATCACCGAATCACAAGGCCGCACCGCAGAGACACGGCCGGCGATACGGGAAGTGGATGGAGACAGACGCCGGGCCGAGCCGGCCAGCAGGGAATTGATGGCGCCGTGGGCGAATGCGCTGAAAAGGATGGACCTTGACCACATCCTCCCGAAGGGGGTCGACGCGGCCTTCAAGCAGGGCGAGCGCTATGTATTCCTCGAGTTCAAGCGCGCCGGCTGATGAAATAAAGCCCGCTTCGTGCGGGCTTTATTGTGTGTCATTCGCTGTCTAGGCTGCGTTCCGCGTTTCCAGCGCCGGCGACTTTGGGGCGCCCTTGGTGACCGCCCGCACCATGCCTTTTCCTTCCGGTGTGCATTGTCGGTACAACTCAAGGATTTCCTGCTCGTCCGGGCGCAGCCATTGCAGGCTCATCCGGACGGGCGCCGCTTCCTGGTGGGCCGGCTCGTCGCGCCGCTCAATTCCCATCAGCTGATCGACTGTCAGTTGCAGCGCCAGGGCGGTCGGGCCAACATTCTCCCGCGCAATAGTCCCCTTGCGTATCCAATTGTGGACAGAAACCGGATCGACGCCGACCTCGTTGGCGAGCCATTTCTGTGACTTGTCGAGCTCGCGCAATCTCGCTTCGATGATTGGCCCGACGATATTTTCAGTTTTTCTAGTCATGTGCAGATTGTTGCGTCTATTGGCTCTGCGTTCAATTAGGTCAAAACTAAGCGCTTTCTGTTCCATCGCAAATTTTTCCAAATAAAAATAGCCATCAGGTTAGTCTTGCGCTAATATAAACGCATGGAGACTAATCAAAGCCCCGTCGAAAAAGCCGTCGCCCTCATCGGCGGCACGAACGCGACCGCGCGCGCCCTCGGCATCAAGCCGCCATCGGTTAGCCGCTGGCTGAGAAACCAGCGCGTACCGGCCGAATGGTGCCTGGCGCTCGAGGCGCTGACGAAAGGCCAGGTCACCCGGTACGAACTGCGCCCGGACATTTTCGGGCCGAAGCCGACACGCGGCCGCCCCAAGCGCAAATAACCACCCGCAGTGCCATTAGGGAGAACGTTCATGAGCCTCGATCTCGTTGATGTCCGCTTCAAGCTGCCCGCCGATCTGAATGCTGTCCTGGACGCGATCGCCGAGGCGCAGGGCCGGGAGAAATCGGCCATCGCGCGCCAGTTCGTCGAAGACGCCTTGAACAAACAATTACATCTCGTCCGCTGTGTCAATTATGAGCTATCCGCTATCGGCTTGCAGAAGATCGTCGGGGACTTCGAGGGCAAGTCAGGCAGGAAATAGAGAGTTTGTCCTACACGAACGTCCGATAGTTGACAAATAAGTATTCAAAAACCAGGGAGAACCACATGCCGCGCCTCGTCAAAGCCCATCCACTCATCGACACGCTGCTCGCCGAGCAGCATCTCAAGCACGGCCGCGCGCTGTCGCAGTCTCTGGCGGTGCAGCCGTCGGTGATCACGAAGATCCGCAACGGCGCCGTGCCGGTGTCGGCGGAGATGATGATCCGCATCCATGAAAAGTTCGACATGCCGATCGCGCGCATCAAGGCGCTCGCGGGGCAGGCGTGAGCGACCGCTTCCAGGTGCTGAGCCTGTTCGCGCGCAGCCCGCGCAAGTGGAGATCCTACGACGCCGCCGCCGCGCTCGGCTTCGACACGAAGTATGCACGTGATCTGCTGAACGAAATGGCCGACAAGGGGGAGATCGAGCGCGGCGTCAATCGCGAGGTCGTCTACTGGCTGTCGCCGGATGCCGCGGCCAAGGTCGATGTCGCCGGCATCGCTGTGCCGCGCGAGGTGCAGATGCTGCGCCGGCCAGAAATGCGCGGCTACGAAGCCCGGCTGCGTGCGCAGATGACGATGGCCATGTCGACGAGGCGGTGATGAACAAGCGCCCGACATTCGAAACCCGCCGCATCGTCCTGCGTGGCGCCGAGCAGCAGGAGCGTGCGCTCGCTCTGCTGCAGCATGTGCCGCTGGATTCTGACAGTCCGCTCGAAATGGTGGTGCGCGAAGAGGTCAAGCCGCGCAAGAAGTCGCAGAACGATCTGATGTGGTCCGGCCCGCTGGCGGACATCGCCGCGCAAGCCTGGGTGAATGGGCGCCAGTTCTCCGATGTCACCTGGCACGAGCACTTCAAGCGCCTGTACCTGCCGGAAGACTTCGACGCCGAGCTGTGCAAGGAAGGCTACCGCAAGTGGGATTACACCCCGCACGGCGACAAGGTGCTCGTCGGCAGCACGACGCAGCTGACCGTCAAGGGCTTCGCGCAATACCTCGAGCAGGTCTATGCCGACGGCGCAAACATGGGCGTCGAGTTCCATGCGAACCCGAACGAGCAGCGGAGGGCCGCGTGATCCGCGCCGCGCAATCCATCAAGCCGAAACTGCGCCGCTGCAAGGTCTGCCGCGCGCCGTTTGAAAAGCGTTCGATGGCCCATGTCGCGTGCTCGCCGAAGTGCGCGCTCGAGCTCGCTGCCGCCGCGCGCGAGAAGAAGGTCCGCAAGGACTACCAATCCCGCAAGGAAGCACTGAAGACGCGCTCTGACCACCTGAAAGCCGCGCAGACCGCCTTCAATGCTTTCGTGCGCGCCCGGGACGCCGGCAAGCCCTGCATTTGCTGCGGCCTGCCGCTAGGCGAAGGCGCGATCGGCGGCGGCTATGACGCTGGCCACTACCGCAGCACCGGCTCGGCACCGCACCTGCGCTTCGACGAGCGCAACTGCCATGCGCAGAGGAAGCAATGCAACCGCTACGGCGCCGGCCGGGCGGTGGATTACCGGATCGGGCTGATCGCCCGTATCGGCCAGCAGGAAGTGGAAAGCCTGGAGGCCGACCAGGAGTCGCGCAAGTGGTCAGTCGAAGACCTGATCGCCATCCGCGCGGAATACAAAAAGAAACTGAAGCAGTTGCAGCTGGCAGCACAAAAAGTGAACCCGGCGGTGCGCTAACACCCCGGGCCGTGATTCAACTTACTAGGAAAGTCGAATGGAACAGATTGTATCTCATAAACATACGGTCCTGCCGAAGTGGGGCCAATTCCTGGTGGTCTATCCGACGCCAGGCCTCGAGCACGTGCCGACCGTGGCACTGATCTGCGTGACGCAACAGCAGGCAGACGAGCAGGCCGCGCTCCTGAACGGAGGCGCGCAATGAACACCGCTCCCATCGCCAGCATCAAGCCAAAGGCGCCGCAAGTGGAAGACGGATATACCCGCATTGCCAACGAACTGTTCGACGCCATCCTCAGCTTCGGTCTGACGGGCCGCGAACTGTCGGTCGTCATGGCAATCATCCGCAAGACCTACGGATACAACAAGAAGCAGGATGACATCTCGGCGTCGCAGATCGGCGCGCTGTGCGGGCTGGCCAGGCCGCATGTCACCAGCACGCTGAAGAAGCTTGAGGCGAAGCAGATCATCCACAAGCGCATTGGCTCTTACGGCAGCGTCATCGGCATCCAGAAGGACTATTCCCGCTGGCTGAAGGAAGAACCGAAGAACCAAAAGCGTACTAGTACCAAATTGGTACTAGTACCGATTCAGTACGAGGATAGGACCGATTTGGTACAGGGCGATAGGACCGATTCGGTACACACAAAAGACAACCTTCCAAAAGACAACCAACAAAAGACAAGCCGCGCTATCGCGCTGGCTACCTTCCTGTCGCGCTGCAAGGACGAGAACAGGAAGCCTGTTCCTGAAGACGATCCCGTCTTCTCCTATGCCGACAGCGTCGGCATCCCCATCGAGTTCATCCGCCTGGCCTGGGTCGAGTTCAAGCGCAAGTACACCGAGAAGGGTGCGAAACGGTACATCAACTGGAACCAGCATTTCCAGAACGCCGTGCGCGAGAACTGGTATCGCATCTGGTTCGAGAAGGGCGGCACCTGGGAGCTGACCACCCGCGGCCTGCAAATCCAAAAAGAACTCAAGGAGGCAAAACAATGAGCGCCGTGCCGCAATCGAACGATGCCGTCCATGCCGAGCAGTCGCTGCTCGGTGCGCTGATGCTCGACAACGAGGCCATCGAGCGCATCCCGGACCTGAAGGCCGAGCATTTCTACCGCGCCGACCACCGCGCCATCTTCGACGAGATCCGCCGGCAGGTTTCCGCCGGCAAAACCGCCGACCCCATCACGCTGTTCGAAGCGCTGCAGGGCCGGGTCGACGACTGCCTGCACTACCTGAACCAGATCGCGATGAACACGGCGTCGGCCGCCGGCGCGGCGCGCTATGCCGACATCGTGATGGACCGCGCCATCAAGCGTTCGGTCGCGGCCTTGGGCGGCGAAATGATGGAGCTGCGCGCCTCGCTGGAACCGGCCGACCTGATCGTCGACCGCCTGGCGGCGAAGATCGAGGCGCTGGTGCAGAAGAAGACCCGGCAGGAGCCGCAGCGCCTGAACGACATGCTCGGCTCGTATGTCGACGTGATCCAGGCGCGCATGGACGGCAAGATTAAGCCGATTTCCACCGGCTTTGCCGATCTCGACCGCCGGCTCGATGGCGGCCTGGAGCGCGGCACGCTGACCGTCGTCGCCGGGCGCCCGTCGATGGGAAAAACGGCGTTCGGCCTCGGCATCGCACGCAACGCCTCGGAATGGGGCTCGTCCCTGATCCTGTCGATGGAGATGAGCCGCGACCAGGTCAACGACCGGCTGATCGCCGCGCTCGGGAAACTGCCGATCGCCTGGCTGCGCAATCCGAACGACAAGTCGCCGGAAGACCGCGAGCGATTCAACAACATGACGCACGCCTTCCAGCGCGCGCAAGACCTGAACCTGTACATCGACGACCAGACCGCGCTGAACATGCTCGACATCCGCGCCAAATCGCGCTCAGTCAAGCGCAAGCAGGGTCTGGATGTCCTGGTCATCGACCAGCTCAGTTTTATCACTGGCGGGCTTTCTGACAAGTCGTGGGAGGTCGCCGGCGAATACACGCGCGGCCTGCTGCAGCTGGCCAAGGAGTTGAACGTCGCCATCGTGCTGCTGTGCCAGCTGAACCGGAAATGCGAAGAACGCAACAACAAGCGCCCGATGCTGAGTGACCTGGCCGTCTCGGGCTCGATCGAGCAGGACGCGGCGAACGTCATCTTCCTGTACCGCGACGAGGTCTACAACCCGGACACGATGCACAAGGGCGTGTGCGAAGTCATCACCGCGAAGCAGCGGCAGGGCGAGCCCGGGACGGTGGGGCTGACGTACATCGGCAACCAGACGCGCTTCGAGGATCTGGCGCGGCCCTGGTCGCCGGATCAGCGGCAGGAAAAGCCGCGCAGCAGGGGATTTGAATGACAACGGAATGCGAATACTGCGCCGCGAACGCCAGCATCTACGTCCGGACGCAGCGGTGCTGCAACGTCAGATACATCGCGAATATGCCGGCCGACCGCCGCGAGCGCTACTACAAGCAGGTGCTCAACGAGCAGGGCAAGGCCGCGGCGAACAAGCTGATCGAGGAAGTCAACGCGCTGCGGCAGCAGAAGCGCGCGGAAAAACTGAAGCAACTCAACGGGGAGGGCAAGCAATGAGCGCACAACCGAGCAGGGACGATTTCAACCTCGACGCCAGCCGCAGCCCGGCCGGCGCCTATCCGCAGGCAAAGAAGGACCAGGCGCAGGAAGGCGAGGAGATCGCCCTGGCCGTTCTGCATGCCAGCATCATGAATGACCAGCGATTGCTCGACCAGATCAACGCAGTGCGCGCGCGCCGCGGCGAAGGCCCCGCTGAACTGCCGTCGCAGCGGAAGGCGGCGGCAGCCGATCCGGTGAACAAGCCGGCGCACTACCGTAGTCACCCGAGCGGCATCGAGTGCATTCAGGTGACCGAGCACATGGGGTTCAACCTCGGCAACGCCGTGAAATACATCTGGCGTTGCGACTTGAAGCTGGATGCTATTGAAGACCTCAAGAAAGCAGTCTGGTACATCAACCGCGAAATCTCCAAACGTGAAGGGGCAAAACAATGAAAAAACTGCTATTCGGCTTCATCCTCACGCTGGCCAGCGCTCTCGCCTTCGCGCTGCCGTCGCCCAGGCAGATCGAAGACGCGCTCGCCGCGCAAAAATATGCCGACGCGAAATCGATGGTTCAGGAAGTGCTGCGCGAAAAGCCGAAGTCGGCCCGCGCGCACCTGTTGAATGCGTTCCTGCTGATCCATGTCGACCACAACAAGACTGCGGCGAATGCCGAACTGCAGACCGCTGCGGGATTGGACCTCGACGGCGACGTCAAGCGCTCGCCGCTGTTCGGTCGCGTCGTTGCCGAGATCGACATGCAGCCAGTCGCGAAGCCAGTCAAGACAGTGACCTACTCCGGGCCGGATTTCAATGAAGTCGCGATATTGATGCTCAAGATTGCCCTGCTGATTGCCGTCGTCGTCGCCCTGGCGTACTTCGTTTCCTGGCTCATCGACTTGATGTGCGCACGCCGCCCGACGGAAATCCGCTTCTACGGCAACGCAGGCAGCGGCGTCGCCAGTTCCTCGCCTGACCCGGTATCCCCTGCGCCTGCTGGCACACACTACGCGCACACCGTCGCGCCGGTCGTCGTCGCTCAGCAGCAGCCGGCCATGGGCGCATTCGGCCCCGCAGCGTCCGTTGCCGGTGGCGTCGTGGCCGGCAACCTGATGGCCGACAGCCTGCTGCACAGGCATTCGCACCATCACCGCGATGCGGACGACGACTATGAGGAAGAACAGCGCCGCCGCCGTCGCCGCGAGGAAGACAGCTATTCCGCGCCGTCCTATACGCCGTCGCCGGTTTCCTACGAAAGCGAGCGCTCGTCGTTCAGTTCGGGCAGCAGCGATTCGTCGTGGGGCTCGTCGGACAGCAGTTCAAGCGACAGCAGTTCCTCGGCATCGGATTGGTAGGAGCAAAGCATGGCCGGCAACAAGCGCCCACGCAAAGGATATCAGCGCAAACCATGCGTAAAGCCACTCGGCATCCGCAATAACAACCTGATGGAAATCCCGGGCCTGATGGCTTCCACGCTCCTTGGAAACGTCTGTTTCAGCGATACACATCTCGCCGACCTTCTGTCGCATGGCGACATGATCAAGCGGCTGGCGACAGACGACGCGATGCGCCGGAGTGCTGAAACCATCCTTGACGCCTGTGCCGCGATCCAGGCGCGGGAAGCCACTGCGGGCCGGTATGGCGTTTCAGGCGACGAACTGCGCGCCATCCGCGAAAACATCGGAGCGACGATGGATTTCCTGCGCAGCGTGCCGAATGTCGACATCTGGCGTGCGGTGAAGTCCGCGCTCTCGGAGTTCGACCGGGAGGGCGGACTGATGGTCAAGCGGTTGACGGCATAACAACGACAGGGGAGGGCACATGCAACGGGACATCGAACAGGACGAAGTGGAACTGCTGCTGGCGGCATGGGCGGATTACATGCGCCAATGGGAAAACCCGGCGCGCGGCCACAATACCGAGGCCAAGGGCATGATCACGTCGTGGAAGAAGGATTTCGAGGAAATGGTCGACGCCGCCGACAGCGAAATGATCGCGAAGGTGGACGCCTGCGTCGACAGCCTGAAGCCGATCCACCGCGACGCGCTGATGCGCCGCTACCGGCTCGGCGCGAACGTGTGGCGGTTCCCGCAGCCGGCGACCTGGGAGCAGGTCAAGGAGGCGATCCGGCCGCTGCTGCTGAAAAAGGGGCTGCTGTAGTTGATTTCCCCATATCCGCATGGTGTAATCGGCGCGTACAGTCGCGCCCGTACCAAATGCAAGCCCGCCTCCTCACGGACCGCGGGTTTTTTTGCGTGTCCAGCAGCCAGAGCCGTCGCCCGACAAGCCTTCGCTTCCGCATTCCCCGATGGGGCGCTTCGGTTCTGGCTCCTGTGCACGCCCGCAGCCGTTCGCAGTTCTCCCGGAGAGCGCCATGGATCAGCCGCATCAGCCAAGCAAGGAGCAGGTTCGCAGCTACATGGAACAGCGACAGCGCGAGCACGCGCCGCCGCCCGACCTGAAGCGCATCCGGCAGGAGTTGGGCTGGGATCTGATTGCCGCCGAGCGCAGCCAGCAGGCGGGCCGGCGATGATGAGCCTGTTTGCGATCGCGATGATCTTTGCCGGCATGTGGTTCTGCATGCTGTAGCCGCTTCACGCTTGGCGGTTGCTCTGCGCATACCGGGACTTTGCCCCGGCAGTACCGGCGGGCAATCGCCAAACCTGAAGCCGCCGTACCGTGTCTCCTCCAGCCCTCCCTTGGCTGATTTCGCCCGCCGCCCCGTGCGCGGGCATTTTTTATTCCGGCCGCCTTCGATGTGGACCTGCACAACCTGTTCGCCCTGTACGAGCGCAACAAGCAGAACGCCACGAAGCGCGGCATCGCTTACAGGTTGACGTTTCGCCAATGGCTCGATACCTGGGGCGAACGCATCCTGGATGAGCACCGCGGCACGGGCGACGAGAGATTGCGACTGGAGCGCATCGACAAGGCCGGCTGCTTCGAGGTCGGCAACGTGCACCTGGTGCGCCGCCTGAAGAAGGGCGAGCTGCGCCGCGTGATGGAAGCGCTCGAACAGGAACTGGAACAAGACGCACCGCACCGCCAGCGTGCCTCCTAGTGGCGGCTAATAACAGGCACAGCTCGTCGACGAACAAAAGCCGGCTCCTTCCCCCGCAGAACATCGCGGTCCAATTCGGCGCGGGCGGCGGCACCCCGATAAACACCAACAAGGATTGACGTCCAATGGCGCAACAAGAGAAGGCTGCGCCGGACTGGGAGCGGATAGAAGCGGATTACCGGGCCGGTCTGCTCTCGGTTCGGGAAATCGCGGCATCGCAGGGCATTACGCACGGCGCCATCAACAAGCGCGCCAAGCGCGACGGATGGACGCGCGACCTGTCCGCGAAGATCAAGGCCAAGGCGGAAGCGCTGGTATCCAAGCGAGAGGTATCCAGCGAAGTATCCACGGATACCGCATCGGAGCGCGTGATCATCGAGGCGAACGCGGAAGTCATCGCCCGGGTCCGGCTGAACCACCGCACCGACATCGCCTGCGCGAGAAAACTCGCCATGTCGCTGCTCGCGGAACTGGAAGTCCAGACTGAGAACATCGACCTGTTCGAGGAACTCGGCGAACTGCTGCGCAGCGACGACGACAAGGGCCAGGACAAGCGCAACGAGGTCTACAAGCGCGTGATTTCCGGCGCCGCCCGGGTCGACAGCATGAAGAAGCTGGCCGACACGCTGAAGGTATTGATCGGCCTCGAGCGCGAAGCCTACGGCATTGGCGAGAACCAGACGCCGAGCACGAACAATGCCGACCTGCTGCGCGCCATTGCCGACATGCTGCCCGACTGATGACGCTGAGCCTGCTCACGCAGCGCGAACTGTCGCGCTGGTACAAGCTGATCGACCACCCGGTGCAGGCGGAACTGATCGCGGCCGTCGACAACGGCGTGCGCTTTCCTGTCGTGCCTGCCGGCCGTCGTTCCGGCAAGACCGAGCGCGCCAAGCGCTTCGTCGCGAAGATGGCGATGAAAAATCCCGGCGAGATGTATTTCATCGCCGCGCCGACGCGCGACCAGGTCAAGAAAATCTACTGGGCCGACATGAAGCGGCTGTGCCTGACGAGCCTGCAGTCGAAGCCGCCGTCGGAGACGGAACTGACGATTTTCATGGACAACGGCACGCAGGTGCAGTTGATTGGCCTGGACCGTCCTGAGCGCATCGAGGGCGTGTTCTGGTCCGGCGGCGTAATCGACGAGATCGCCGACATCAAGCCGGAAGCGTGGGAGGCGAACATCCGCCCGGCGCTGGACACGTTCAACCCGACGCGGCCTGACTACAAGGCGTGGTGCTGGCTGATCGGTGTGCCGGACGGCCTGAACCATTATTACGACATGGCACAGTACGCCGAGACAGCGAACGATCCGGACTGGAAGGTGTTCCACTGGAAGAGTTCGGAAATCCTGCCGGCGAAGACGATCGAGGCGGCCAAGCGGCAGATGTCGGCCAAGCAGTACAAGCAGGAATACGAGGCGAGCTTCGAGACGGCTTCCGGCCGCATCTACGAGGATTACAGCCCGGACAACTACACGGCCGAGACGATCCAGCCGCACGAGCAGCTGCTCTGGTATCACGACTTCAACTACACGCCCATGTCGAGCGGCATCGGCGTGCGCCGCGGCGACGTGGTCTACCTGTTGGAAGAAATCATTCTCGTCTCCGCAGTGGCCAGGCAGTCGGCGCAGGAGTTCGTCGACAGGTTCAAGGACCACCAGAACAAGCACGTGCTGATCTACGGCGACCCGGCGGGCCGCGCCGGCGAGAAGCATGGCCATGCGTCGGATTACACCGAGATCGAGAAGATCCTGCGCGACAACGGCTGGAAGTTCACGCGCAAGGTGAAGCCCGCCGCGCCGGCGATCAAGGACCGGCAGAACGCGGTGCGCGCGAAGATCAGGAACGCCGCCGGCGAGGTGTCGCTGTTCGTGAACACGCAGCAGGCACCGTACACGCACAAGGGCCTGGCGACGGTCCAGCTCAAAAAGGGCTCGACGTTTCTGGAAGACGAAACGGAGTTCCAGCACATCACCACGGCAATCGGCTACTTCGTCGACTACGAATTCCCGGTTGTGAAAAACACCGCAGTCGTCTCGACGCTGCGCCTGTAACCAAGGAAGCCCATGATCAATGTCCGACAATCCTCTGCAGCCGTGGACGCGATGGCTGTCCACTGGCCGCTGATCGAGGCGCTGCTCGGCGGATCGGAGGCCATGCGCAGGAAAGGGACGCTGTACCTGCCGAAGCAGCCGCGCGAGGATGCGCTCGACTGGGAATACCGCCTCAATACCGCGACGCTGTACCCGGCCTTCGAGCGCACCGTCGAAGTCCTGGCCGGCAAGCCGTTTTCCCGGCCGCTGGTCGTGAAAGAAAACGTCCCGGCACGCATGGTGCCGTGGCTCGACACCGTCGACCTGCGCCGCAACCTGCACGTCTTCGCCGCATCGCTGATGGAAGATGCGCTCGCGTTCGGCCTGGCCGGCATCCTGGTCGACTATCCGCGCGCGGAAGGGCTGCGCACCGCGGCCGATGAAGCCGCCGCCGGCGTGCGTCCGTATTTCGTGCACGTGCGCGCGAACCAGATCCTCGGCTGGCGCTCGCAGGTCATCGGCGGTCGCGAGGAATTGACGCAGCTGCGCCTCCTCGAAACCGTCGAGGAAGAGGACGGCGACTTCGGCACGATCAGCATCGAGCAGGTGCGCGTGCTGTTCCCGGGCGGCTGGCAAATCTGGCGGATGGCGACGGACACCAGCAGCAACAAGGGCTGGAAGGTCTACGACGAGGGCGTGACCACGCTCAACAAGATTCCGTTCGTGCCGGTCTACGGCAAGTATGTCGGCTTCATGCGCGGCAAGCCGCCGCTCTTGTCCCTGGCAGAGCAGAACAAGGACCACTGGCGCGAATCGTCGGACCAGCGCGACTCGGTGCGCTTCGCGCGCAAGCGGCTGCTGGTCCTGATCGGCGCGAATACCGAGGACGACATCGTCGCCGGCTCGAACTACGCGATCAACCTGCCCGAGAACGCCGACGCGAAGATCGTGCAGGGCAGCGCCGAAGCCGTCGAGATCGGCCGCAAGGAAATCGATACGCTGGAAGAGCAGATGCGGCAATCCGGCGCCGAGATGCTCGTCATCCGGCCCGGCAACA